CATTTCATTGTACAGAATGGAAATGTTGGATACGATAATGGCTGCCAGGTTGTAATTCTGCAAGTCTTCAGTAATGGCGAGCGCCTTCTGATAAAGTGAGATGGCATTGTCGAGCATGAACAACCTGCGGTGTATGACTCCTGAAAGATTGTAGGCCTCTGCTAAGTTCACAGAATCTTTTACCTGTTCCAGTTGGCTGACAGCCTCTTCAGCCGTTTCTCTTGCAGCCGGCAACTGGTTATTCTGCCATTGCCCGTAGGCTATTTCATACGTAGCAATTGCCGCAATTTCCTGGAGCTGGTGTGCTATGGTGTTTTCTGGAAATTTTTCCAGTGCCATTGCGTTGTCCCGGATTTGGGTCAGTAGCGTATTTGCCCTCTCACTGTCTCCCTTCTGGTTGAGAAATCGGGCATAGTCCAGGGTAATATTCAGCGCATAGAGCTTATCCTGCTTGTAATGGTCTTCGTGAATAATAAGATTGTACACTGAATCCATCTGTGCATACTCACCGTTATTGCCGAATGAATGCAGCAAATCAGCCAGTTTGTTATTTTTTTCATTGGCATTCAGGAACGCACTCAGACTGAGAAATAGGAAAAAAAGAATCTTTTTCATTCTGTAATCCAACCTTTTAAAAAAGCAATTCGCATAAGATGTGATACGTTGGTAGCCCCACTTTTCAGTAAGATGTTCTTTCTCATCGTATTAATAGTATTTTTGCTGAGATTAAGTTTGTGGGCAATCTCATCGGAAGTAAGGCCACATGACAGCATCTGAATGATTTCGTTTTCACGCGGGCTTGGTGTATAAGTAATGGACTTTTCCGTAGAATGGTCGCCCATGATAGACAGTACGACATTCAGCGCAGTAGGCGAATAATATTTATTTCCCTCGTGCAAGATGTTGTGTATGGCCTTTTCTATTTCTTCTATTTTATCATTTTTGGTCACGATACCTGCTACTTCCGCTTTGATCAGCAGTTTGATAATCCAGAACTCCGTATGCATGGTATAGATGAGTTGAGGAATATTCACACCTTTCTTTTGCAGGTAGGTTATGACATCCAAGGCTGTTTTATCCTGAATCTCATAATCTATAATTAGCAGGTCAGGAGTATGATCGTTCAGGTAATTATATAATTCAGAATAATGATGCCCGGTAGTTATTTGGTATTGCTGGTTGTTTGCCAGCAATTGTGCAATCCCTTCGGTAATGATGGGATGATCGTCTAAAATATATATACTTTTCATGGGAACGTACGTGTGTTGTGTTTTTGCTTTTTACAAAGATGGTAATTTTTCTTTCGCTATGCAAATAGAAGAAAATTTTTGTCTTTATGTCAGGCAAAAAAACGATTTCAATTACAATTCAGTAAAACTTAGAGGTGTAAATGGAAAGGTGTAAAGGTGATTTTTATGTTTCCCTTGTGCGAAACCTACGTTTCTCAAGGCCGAGCTGTACGTTTTCCGCATGGGAAACGTATGGTTCCGCTTCGGGAAACGTAGAATGTGGTAGTCGGTTTGTGAGTTTATGTAGGTGGATTTTGTTGTTTTTGTGTGGGGATGTGAGTGGGGGAAAACTGAAAAATATAAAAACAAAAAAGCATCGACAATCATCAGATTATCAATGCTTTTTACCAGTCGGGGTGACTGGATTCGAACCAGCGACCACACGCCCCTCAGACTTTGATATTTATCGCATAATAATCATTGATTATCAGCTTTTTCTGTAATTCCTTTATGCTTTGGTTTAATTTATGGTTTAATCCGGCAATAAACCAAGAGGTTGACAATAAATTAATAATCTCTTTGCAGTCTTGCACTGCATCACAAAGTTAGTCAATGTCATTCTGTTATGCAATAAATCTTTCTAATAGTTTTGTACTTGGCTATCAGTTTTTTATCTATCTAACAACGTAGTATATAATAATATCTGAAAAAGTGGATGTTATGTGAATATATTCTTTATGTATGATGAAAGGGTGACAAAATTTGAACGGGGTATATAAAAGTGTTTTTTCTCAAAAAATGTCACCCTAATAATCTTGATATTCATTTAATCATAGCAGGTGAAGATATTTATAACTGATGGAGAATACCAAATCAGACCAAAGTCATTTAAAAGAATCTTCTCTTTTAAATCCCAAAATGCGTGACAATAACCTAATTCTTTAGGTATATCCAGTAAATTATCAACTTCCTTTTCAACATGTTCTATAATACGTCTGCCAATAGGAATGTGTTCAATGATATTTTCTATTTCTGATGGTTGTTCTTCACGGTAGATACAAAATATCTTTCTGCAAGTAGGACAGTAACAATAAACCTTATATATATCCTTAACTTCCAGTAATCTTTTAGATATAATGGAAGTAAGTGTTTCAGAAGTTTCATAGAATATCAATCCATTGGAATTGTTATTGAAATGTTGGCAACATGTGTTTTTGATTTTATTCTCTTCAAAATTAAATGAAATAGAATTAATGTCATGGCTCAAACCTGTAATGCTATCTCCTAAAAAGTTATTTATGGCAGCTTTTTCTTCTGATTCTGATAAGTCATTATTTAAAGTAAACTCTAAAGGCAGCTCTTTATCATGTACTGCAATCTGCTTTATTAGACTGTCTGAATCATCGTCACGCTGATTATCTATTTTTAAAAGAATGTCATTGGTATAATCAATATGCTTAGTCCGTAATGTTCTTCTTATATCAGTAGTATCAAGTTGGTTGTCTATAAAATACTTGGTAATAAAATATCCAGTAGATTTAAAGTTTCTAAAATTCTCATGTGTTAAGCACTCTTTGTGTGTAACTCTTTTTGAGTTGTATTGGCCAAATATACCGTTGATTCTTTCAAGAATATCATCCAACTGTATATCTTTATTATTCGTGTTGTCTTTGGTATTCTGTTCCATATTCTTAGATTTAATGTAATTTGTTCATAAAATGAATTTTATTATGATTGACTAATAGCCATTACTGGGAACACATTGCGACTAAAAAAGATAATCCGATAATGCACAGAATGATTGTACCACATCCGAATTTATTCCATTCTTTATCTTTGCTAATTCCATTTTTTATACTATCTGATATAAAGAAATAAGCAAAAATTCCTCCTAATCCAATAGCAAGAATAGCTATAATAAATCCAGTAAAGTCATTATGTCCGCTACTAATTCTACCACGACTTGTCATATCACTTGCAAATAATTGGATAGTATGAAGTAATATTGTAATAGTACAAATCTTTTTCTTATCCATGATTGTAAATTTTAGAATTTATCAAAATTATTTATGACATATATGGCATAGTTGAAAGAATTGCTATTTTTACAATTGATGTTATTGCATTACTAACACCATTTTGCATTAGATATGTTATATATTTATTATCATCTGGCTCTTGAACAGTTGGCAAATTAATATCCATCCATTCAGTAACTTTATTAATGACTTTATCTGTGGCACTAATATTTTGTCCCAAAAATCTATCTAATAATCCTCCATTTGCAGAAAATCCACATGACTTGGTTTGTTGGGTATTTGTAAATGAACTAATATATCTCTTTGTATATAAGAGGTATTTTTCATAGTCAGCTTGTCTGTAAGTACCCCTTTTTTTCAGTATCTGTTCAACTTCATCTGGCACAATAATATTCCAATAATCAAAGTCAATATGCGGTGGTGTAAATGTTGCTTCAACTTTGACATCTTTAAATAAACCTATCTTTTTTTCTAATTTTACACGCCATCCTTTATACGAAAAATGTATAGGAAATATATAATTATGTATAGTTACTTTTATGCTCATATATAAAGATTTATATAAAACAATGAATATATGATGAAATTATTATTCTCATTAGAATTTATTAAATAGTTCTACTTATTAGTCCAATTCATTAGTATTGAATTTGTATATAATATTACCATTATTACACTCATAATCAAATCCTTCTGTGCGAGAGTATCTTATAGGTAATGGAAAAAATCCATCAGAACGTATGGAGGTACAATATACACTTCCATCGCTATACTTACTTATTCCCAATGTTATAGTTTTATTGGTCGCTTTTTCATATCCATCATAAGCTGTACCTATAAAATGATATATCTTAGCTTCAACGTTGAATGTTTTTGTAACAGTTGGAGTGGGATTCGGAGTATCATTAACAACTTCTTTTGTCGTTGTATTATTAATTTTATCATTAGCATTAAAATCGCATTTTATTAATAACCAAATAATAAAAGCAAAACCTCCTAAAGACAGTGACGCATATAATAACGGTAAAATAAGTCCCCGCTTTATGCCATAATCTTTTATAGAATTTGTAAAACACCAAGCAAGAATTGCAACAATAAAAATTAATATAAGAAAAAGTATCCACATAAGTTTAACGGGTTATTGTCATTAAATATCAAAAAAGTTGATTACTTCTGTTTTAATATAATATCTAATAAAATAATAAAGATATGGTGGAATGTCACATCATGAAAAGTATTCCCCTCACATATTGAAAATATAAATAGAATTCATAATAAAAATATGTACTACCAGTCCCCCGATATAGTATTTTTATGTGAATAGTGCATATATAGAAAAGGCATGGGAACTATTGAATACTACCGTTATGAGGCTCTGGACTGCCCTTGCAAAAGTAATAGACAATAGCCCATGCCTCATGAGGTATATATAAGATACATATATACGACACGAAAGCATGAGCCCCTTGTTCTACTATTCTTTTGCAATGAAATTGTCCAGATTTCATAACAGAATAGCAACAAATGCTCATTCTAAATATGTCCTTCCATCGTGGAATTGCCACAAAATTAGAAAAAAACACATTGATAAACAAGGATATTGTCTATTATGTTGGTTTATTGATATTTTTACTTTAAAATTTAAAGATAGGTAGAAAATCCAACTCTGCCCATATAAGAGCAAAATTTTCAGATTTCCTACCTGTAACAGATTTAGAAGTTAAGACATTCGTAAGTATTCAAAAGTTCTTCCTGTCTTAGTCCAAGATACCTTTTAGTAATGGCAATACTTGAATGGTTGAAAAGTTCCATGAGCTTTACTAAAGCCAACTCTGAATTTTCACTGTTCATGTTATAAACCTGTCTGCCAAAAGTCTTTCTAAGAGAATGACAGCTAAAGTTACCTATATGCAACCTGTATTTCTTTTTCAGTTCTTTTAGTATGATGTTTATCCTCTGAACTGAAAAGACTGTACCTTTCTGGCTTACTAATACAGGTGCATTGATTCCTGTTGGTCTGATAGCCTTGTAACATTCAGATATATGCCTTTGGAGTTGTGGGTTTATACGGATAGTTCTTTTCTTTCCTGTTTTCTTTTCTATTATGGTGAACTCACTTGCATTTAGAATCTGATTCCACCTTAAAGAAAGAATGTCACCTATCCTTAAACCAAAGAAACAACCTAAAGCTATCAATAAACTCATGTTGTAATTTCCATCCTTATAAAGTTTTCTTATAAGATTCATGGCTTCATCCCATTCCAAGAAGTCAGCCGTTGTATTACTGTATTTCAAACTCATAACATTTACTTTTGAGGGTTTAATAATAAAAGTGAATGTCCGCTGTATATCCATAATAGCTAACTGATTGAATAATAGCGAAACATTCACTTTGTGCATTAGTGATTGTCTGATAAATAAAAGAATAGTCCTACTATAAAAAATGCAAATGTAGGACAGACGAAAAGCAATATTATTAATGCAAATAAAAATAATATAGCCAAACTCATAATTTTGAAATTCTTCTGATTCATAAAATCTTTAGTAGTAGAAAAAATGGAGAATACTCATTTTATAGAATATCCTCCATTTAAAGATTAATTAATCAATAAACCATCTGTAACGCTCGTCACCGTGCAATGCTTCATTTATTCCTGTCGCTATTTCCGTTGCATTTAAGGAACGGTCTAAGAATGAATCTATGTAGCTGCTTTTATTCGCTCCAGTGAGTAAATTATAAAACTTCCACATATTCAAATCATTACCAAAACTTCCAAAATTCTCATCCTGTATGTATGCTTTGGCTACTGAATTAATCTGTGTATCAGTAATAAGCAAACGTGGAATACTCTTTTGAAAACCTTGTGGCAGACATTGATATAAGCGCATCTTTCCTAAAATCTGTGCAAATTGGTGTTCACTCATACAGGTATTTCCTAACTGTTGCATTAAATGAATGTGTTTTGCAGGATTGTAGGCATGAAACATTTCCAAGACAGAACGATATAAATCACAGGTATTTGAAACTTCCAAATTACTCAAATATCCATCCGTTGAAACGCATAAATTGCAGCATACCATATTCTTGAATCCTATAAAAACCTTGAATTTCTCTACTGTTTTCTTACTGTAGAGATTCATGTGATTATAAGCACGCACGCCACCTACTGAAAGAGTGAGTTTGTTTCCTTCTACCGTTTCATAGATAGTAGGAATCTCAATGCAAAACATCATCCTTTCAAAGTATTGTGTTTTGTCACTTTCCAAAAGTTGGTTTGCAGGCTTATGGATAGCTTCTGGTATTCTGCCTTTGATAATATGAGAAACTCTAATATCTGGTTTCTCTATCGTTTCACCTGTAAAGAATGAGTTTGCAGCGTCCCAGACTGTTTCAATAAAGGCATTATGAGAAATTGTAAGCTCATTGTCCTTACTGAATACTGGAACTATGCAGTCACTCTTTAAATGCTGTAAATCAATCTCCATAGTGTTTGCTTCTATGAAATGATTTACTTTCTGGACTTTTGTAGTTTCTTCTGTGATAATCGTTGCGTCTTCTGCATACTGATTAAAACCACTACTTCTTTTCTGTGCCTTAGATGGCAATAAGATAAAATTTTCCATACTTTAAAATTTAAAATGGTGAATAATATTGTTTTATTATCTCTTTTTGTTCAAGTATGGTAGGGGGAGTGAAAGCGTAGTCAACACGTGAGCCTGTAATCATCATAATTTTAAAAGACAGTAACCAAAGTAACAGATAGGGGGATTTATTTATAAGTACCTGTATATAATTGTGCGTATCTTTATTTATGCTTTTCCAATCTGATTAAATATCAAGTAGAATCAGTGATATTCTGCGTTTTTCCTTATAATAGTGATTTTTTGAGTTTGGCTATATTCACTGTAATAGTAGGGATAATTATTTAATAGATAGGAGATTAATTCCTTTATTTGGTTACTTGTGTACTCTCTTGGCATAAAAAACTCCACATTTTAAATATGGAGTTGAGGTATATTTTTTGAAAATTTTGCTCTTTATAGGCTCTGCCTAGAAATCTACCAAACTGAATTTAAAAGCTGTAAGTTTATATGAGCCACCATTTATTGAGCCGCTGTTGTCTGTATCGTAGTAATCTTTAATAGTGTCCTGTTTTACTTTAAATTTTATGCCATATTCGTCATATATAGCTTGTAGTGTATTCTTTATTTCGTTCTTGTTTATATAGACATTCATTTCAAATTCCTCATATATGGCTTTTTTCACTTCAGGAGAGAATCTAAGGATTTCAGCCTGTTCTTTTTCGTATTGGTTGATAGCTTTGTCTATTTTTTCTTTCTGATATTGCGCATTTTCAATTCCCACCTTTCCAATTTTCATATAAGTATTAATGGTATATTGTGCATCTGTTTGTTCACCTAATAACTTGATATAGCTATCCTTATCCTCAAAACTGATTCTGCCATTTTCAAAATCATTATGAATCTTGTCTAAGAGTTGCACAAGTATCTTTCTTCTTTCTATTGCTTGTTTGGTTGTGTTGAGTTTCCTTATATCATCATCACCAACACACTCTGTAACGTCATTTAGTGTAACATTAAAGAATCCTGTATCTTTATAGGCTTGATATAAAGTCTGTGCTGAAATATAATAGGATTTAACACGTTCTTCATTATAAAGGTTATCTATTGAAAAAGAATTTATTTCACCTTTTTCATCTATCAGTTCTTGATATTTTAAACCTTTCATATCGTCAAATATGGCTTCTTTTCTTATGTAATCAATTTCCTTATCGTGTCTTTCTTTCAGTATATTATAATCATCTATAAACTGATGGATTCTTATATCTAATTCTTCCTTACTTCTGATTCTCATTTCAGGATTGATAGTTGAGATATGGGTTAGTGAGTTATAAGTAACATTATCATTTTTCTTGGTCTTTCTGAATCTGCCCTGTATTTGTATAGCTTCTGTGAAAGGGTCTATCATCGTCCAATTTGCACTACTAAAATCTGTTAGCATAATAATATCAGGTTTGCATTTTCTAAGCACTATATCCAACCCTGAATAGAAACGGCAAGTGAAGAAGTTGTATTTTGCTAATGGATAATCTATCATAGAATGGGCTTTGCTTATTCCTTTTTTCATTAGCTTATCCACACTCTTTTGTGAACAGAATATCTTATAATCAGTTATGCCAAGATTCTCTATAATTTCATTGATTCCGTCCGTCACATTAAAAAAGATACAGACACATTTACTGTCTTTCATGCCGTCAAGCACTTTTTTCAATCTCTTATAATAGCTGTTAGTTACAATCAGCTCCAAGTCTTTCTTATAGTCATATTCAGGCTTTATTTTTATTTTCTGAAATTTCTGTCGTTCAAATTCCTTATGCGTCATGGGTAAAGGTGTGGCAGAAACAAATGCCTTGTTTTCAAATTTAAAGAAGTCATAGATAGGTTGTGCTATTTTTCTTCTGTAATCAATATCCTGTGTGACTTTCTCGCACTCGTCAAACAGGCAGAAATATTCTTTATAGATGTTGATTCTTAATTCTTCTGCTGCCTTTCGTATCTTATGGAAACTTTCAGGGGTGCAAAGTATCTTCTTGTATGGAATATCCATTTGTAGGTACTTCTTTATATTATAAGGTGTACATTTCTCATAAACTGCTTCCAAGTTTTCATTGTTATTCAACTTGCCAAGTATAACTGTAACATTAGGCTCTATGATTATGGAATTACGTTTTGAATGTATTTCACTATGGGTCGCACCCAAACCTGTTAAAGTCTTGTCAAGAATGGTATTTGTAGGTATCAGGTCATAACCGATGCGTTTTAATGCGCCAAGTAACCATTCTCCTTTTTTAATAATAGCTTCTTTTGTCTTCATATTTTCTCCTTTATATTAAAAGTGGATTCTACTTGATTTTTCAGGATAGGTAGAAAATGGGAAAATTTCGCTTGTATATAGCCATTCTCCAAAATTCTACCTATTCTTAGAATTTCATGTTTTGTTGTATTTATGTATTCAATTTTGTGTCGTACCTTGATATTCCATCCAAACAGATTGTAGGGCATCTGTATAAGCTGCTATTTCCATTGAGTGACCTTTCTCCGCAGTAAAATGGTTTTCCCATATATCGTTGTCTATAAGGGCAATCACATCAAGTAATGTCTGAAAGTCCTGATTGTTATCTATATAGAACTTTTTTAGAGCTGTTCCAAATCGACCGTTGCAGCGGTCAGATGTAAATGTTTTATTCGCTTGTATCGTTTCCATAACTTTATCTCCCATTTCTGTTGTTATAGGTGAAAGTTGCAGTTTCTTAAAATCCTGAATCTTTTTATAGCCTTGTTGCAGGGCTTTTATCTGTTTGGCTTTCAACGTGCTTGTAGTGAGGGTATAAATGGAATAAAAGAAAGTATCCTCAATCTTACTACTTTTGCATTTAGTGAGTATATGGTCTATCTCTTTGTTGTTGGTAGCAATTCCTGAATGGGTGAAGTCATAATTTTTCCATGCCTTTCCATTGTTACGCATTGCGACATAAGCAAGAATATCCATGTTTTGAGGTATTTCTGCTTCTGCATAAGTGACTTCCTCATTCTGCAAGTTACTAAAAAGAAGTGCTAATGTGCGGTGCTGACCGTCCACGCAAACACCGTCATAGTTATCGTATTCTTCGGGCTTAATCGTTTCAGTCCTTATGTCAAAGTTGGAAATTGTAGGTTCTCCCTCTCCAGTCTTGCGAATTACAGTAGCCTTAAATAGAGCCTTGTTGCCAATCTTGGATTTAGCCTTATCCATTGGAACGTACTCCAGTGCCATAGATTTTATAAAGCCATATTCCTTTATTTTCAAGTAGGCTTCTTTTACGTTGGTTTTATCAATTTTCTGTCTGTTACCCTCAATAAAGAGCAAGTTCAATCTTTTCATGCCATTTCCGTTTTTATTGTTATCTACTATGTTCATATTATCACTGTTGAGATTTTTAATTGTTTCCATTTTCTTTCTTTTTTTTATTTGTTTATATTCCGTTTCCTTGTAATCATTCAACTTATGCGCGCTTGGCTTTCTGATTATGACGCAAAATTACTTGATTCCAGTCTGCACTAAAGAGAATGAATTTTGGGTAGTTTTTTTATTCTCTTTTATTTGTCTTAACTGTCTATCTTTCTTTTTGACATTGCAAATATGGAGTTATTTGAGAAATACTAAATAGAATAAAAAAATTCCACTTTTCTACTCCCCTTTATTGAAGTATAGAAAAATGGAATTGATAAGTAATTGATTAATAGAATAATTACCAATAAATGCTGCTATGTGCCTTTATTTCTTTGTCTTTATATTGTTTTAGATAACCTTTTAAATATTCGTCATCATTGAGGAAATTCTTGTTTAGAGATAAATGAGTATGATATATTAAGTTAGAGATGAGAATATTTTTATTTAGAGAGATTCCACTACCTTTAGCTGCTCTACCTTTAAATTGAGGATTTAGTTCAAAGAAGCATAAAATGAGTTGAGCAAAGTACCATATTAGAACAGAATCAGACTCTATATTTGTGGTAAAAATTTCATCTGCATTATTACCTCCAAATGTATTTAGTGTACTATCGTTTGATATTTCAGATACTCCTTTTTCTATCCAACTTAAGATAAGTAATAAAGCCTTTTCATCATTAAGAGTACAAGATTTCCCTTTCATTCTTAAAGTAAGACTTGTTTCTTTTTTGAATTTTAAATTGTCACTTTCTTTTTCTATAAATTCTTTTGCCTTACCTATAAAGTTTTCTATTTTCTTCTTTGGACTATCTATATATGTAAGCCCTGTAAAACAAACATCACAAGCATAGTCATAACAGAATAAAATAAGAAGCCAAAATGAATCTGGATTCATGCCTAAACCTTTAACGGTAGCTTGTATATCTTTGTCTTTAATATAGTCCTCATATTTATAGGCACAGTCAATCTTCTTTTCATTATACCTTATTTCAAAAGTTTCTATTGCTAAGAAGGGATTACTTATTTTTAGTTTGCTACCTGTAAAAATAATGCTTCCCTCTGGTGTCTGAGTGATTGCTTTATTGCCTGCTATGATATTTTCTATATATGCAAATAGTGCTTTATCTTCATCACAATCTATAAATTCTTTCATTATTTGTCATTTTTTCAATTATCTGCTTAAAAATAAAAAGAAAATCCCACTCACAATAACTGTGCAAGTGGGATAATCATTTTATAGAAGATTTTTCATTGCATCATCTACCTGTTCATTATCAAATTTGCTTAGATATATTTGGGTTGTTTTTATATCTTGATGTCCTAATGCTTGTGATATGATTCCAATGTTTACTCCAGATTTCTTTAATATGGTAGCGAATGAATGGCGAGCAACGTATGTGGTTACTTCTGCCGTTATCCCTAATTCTTTAGCAAAGGCTCTCAATTCTGTATTTACTTGATGGCAGATTTTATGTACTCTGTTACTTTTCTGCATGGGTGTTATATGGCGTTTGCAATGTAGAATAGGAAATAGATATTCTGCTTCTTGTTGATAAGTAGAATATTTTGCAATTATTGTTGAGGCTTCTTTTGATAATAGAAGATTGATATTGCCATGTGTTTTTTGTCTTTGGTAAATCAGTCTGTCTTCAACAATGTTTTGATGCGTTAAGTTAGCAATATCCACAAACGAGATTCCTCCGCATAAATAGGAGAAAGAAAACAAATCGTGAGTAAGTTGTCTAAGTTTACTTTGACCATTACAATTTGCGTTTATAAGTTTCAAAATATCATTCTTGGATAAGGCTCTTTTAATAGTTTTGGTATTGAAGTGGCTTAGCTTGTACTCAATGAACGGGTTCTTTTCACGTGCCACTATCTTTGCTTCTATAGCCTTGTTATAGGTGGCTCGTAAAGTACGGAATTGATAACTGAGGGTCGTATCCTTGTTCCCCTTACTTCGCATCCAGTCCTCAAATTTTTTGCAAAAAGAAACATCTATATGGCTGAAAGTATAATTCAGCTTTTTACCTTTATTGAAATTGCGCAGGGTATTGTATGAGTTTAGGTAAGCATAGCTATTACCAATTCTACCTTTCTGCTTTAAATCTTCGATTAGTGACAGGTAGAATTCTTCAACCGTTTTTGCCTTGATTTCTTCTTTCTGTTCGTTTATTAATGAAGAAGCGGTAAACTCTTCGCTATTGGCTTTCTTTTCTAAGATTTTTTGCTGGTAATCTAATTTTGTTTGAAGGATAATCTTTTGAATTAAATCTTTGTTAGGATTGTTAGGTTTGGGTACATTTCGCTCAAAGTCCCAATGTTTTGCTGCAACAGATATTTTGAGACTTTTGTAGGTACTTTTCCCATTCTGTGCAATTCTCAACATTAAAGGGTGTTCTCCATTTGCTAAGGTTTTACTTTTGTAGCAAATCACTGAAATTGTAGCGTCCATAAGAATTTTGGTTTAATTCTTGGTTTAATTGCTGGTTTAATTCTCTCGATTAAACCGCCGCTTATAGTGATAAGCCTAAAAATAAAAAAGCATCGACAATCATCAGATTATCAATGCTTTTTACCAGTCGGGGTGACTGGATTCTATTACCAAAAGTTTAGCGTCTTATCTATTTGATTATCAATAATGTTCTATAATTTATTGTGCAGCTTATAATATCGTTTTGTCCCGATGTTGTCCCGGCTTACGATATATAAAAATCCTGAGTACAAATGACTTGCAAATGCACTCAGGACTTAATTTTTTTTAATTCCTCCTCGAGTTGTGCTACTTTATCGCTGAGATATTTATTCTTTTCGCGCTCTTCATTCAGCATTCGTATTAGCAAGGATACCTCCTCGCCATTAGCCTTATTAACTATGTCCCCATCGCCGGTTATTAGCCATATAAGATTTATGTGGGGATATGTGCGAGATATGTACCGCAGCATTTCAGGGGATATATAGTCCTTCATTTGTCGGATATACTCACGGCTCATACCACTATCTTCTGATAACTTATTGGCTGATAGTCCCAATTCAGCGCATATTTGCAGCATTCGTTCTTTTAGCTCACTATTAGTCTTCTTATTTCCCATCTGTTATATACTGTTAATGCGAAATATTTACCGCATAAATACTTTGATATGCGAAAAATACTACGCATATTTGCGTGACGAAAGTTTTCTGACGTGACGAAAATAGTAAAAAAAGATTCAGTTACGTCCATTATTAACTAAAATCTTGAAAAAATGGTATTTACTGACATCAAGTCCCAGCCGAATGAGCGAACACAACTTGTGAAGCTGCTCATGGAGAAAACACAGACCTCTGAGTCTGTGGTGTACAGGTGGTTATCTGGACAGATTACTCCACCACCACTTAAACAAAAAATTATATCTGAAGTATTAGGTCGTCCCATTGAAGAATTATTTCCTAAGCCATGATTGATTTTGCAAATATCGAATTCTATAGCACCCCTGAAGGGGATGTGATGGTTAAGCCTATGAACGGACCGGTAAAGGTGTTACAAGAAACAGACCGGGAGATTATTCAATCTATGTTGCAACTAATTAATGACAGATACCCGGGTGCATTTGCAGCCTTATCTGAATTATATTCACGAAGCAGCATGAACCGTTCCTACTATGAGTTTATGATGGTTCACCGTTTCTGCAGGTGTAACTTCGGTTCATTTGACACTCTCCAGCTGGATATTGACTTGCGAGGGAATCTGCATATCGAGCAGGTATCATGCCCGTTACGTAACACAGCTGACTGCAAGTTGTGTGGTGTAGTTTGTTCCCCGGTTCTCAATACTAAGCTGACTACTCAAGAGCAAAATATCCTTGAGTTGATAGCTTCAGGTATGACTAACCAGCAGATAGCAGAAGAAATGAATATTTCTGTATTTACCGTGATCCGGCATCGCAACAATATGAGAGCTCGACTGGGTGTAAATAATACTGCAGAACTTATCTCATGTTATAAATCTATGAATGGTTAAACTTAAACTTTAATAATATGATAACAGAAGGCGACCCGTTAATTCCGCGGAAAATAGACCTTGAAAAGAATCCTTCCGGTACTGAATTGAAAATAGAACGGCAGCGGGAACTTGAAAAGAATGGTAGGTATGTAGCGATACCTGGTGACAAAACCCATACCAGGATATTCGTTAAAAACGGGGAAGATGCTTCCCGTAAAATTGCCGCTTACCTCAAGAGAATTAAAGATAGACCTAATATGTGGAATTAATTGTACTTAAATAATTTGACTTTATGGAATATGTCACTTCACCCAATCTAAAATCTCCAATGCTTCTTGACAAATACATAGGATTTACATTAGAAGAAATGGACCTTGCCGGTGAGATAATAACAAAGGCATTGGAAAAAGAACTGGCTAAAACAAAGAAAAGATATGAGAAATACCTGAGCCTACAAGAAATCGGAGAAGCCACTACACGTCAGCAGACAATCTTATATAATGTTGAGGAAAGATACAATGATTTGGATACTCTTGTACACGACCTGAAAGGACTGATAGATTGTAGCAAAAAACTGAGAGACCCCAATCGGTTAAAGAAACAAGACGATTTTTAAAGTAAAAGGAGGATTAATTATGACAAAAGAAGATTTTATAGAAAAGTTTCCAGATGTAAAAGTACAGAAGTTTGAAACAAAAGTAGTTTTAAGCACTTCAGAAGCAGAAAAAGTAGTTAACGATGCTATGGCTTCATTAGGCATGGGATTAATTCATGTAGAACGAAGAGGGCGATGGATAACGTGCTTTACTTCAGATAAGATGAAGGCTGCATTGGACAAAATGGTGAAAGGTGCAAAACTTTTAGATCCGAACACAAATGAAGAAGGTACAATCACTTCAGACAAACCATTCTTAATGTGTGGTGAGTATTGCGTGAATATAGATTTTCCAAGCGATTCCGGAGCTTATAGTTGTGAATATTTTATTGATTGATATATGGCATGTAATTGTTTTGAAAAAGCTAAGGAGAAAGTGAGAGAGGCCACAGGTGACCCCAATGCAATGATACGAGGCGTATTTACGCCTATTAATGGAAAGATACGTTTACTTCCTTCTATAGAGGTTTTATATCGCAAGAAAAAGAAGGATGGTACCTTTTGTAAAACTCAAAGCAGTATTGACTTAACTTACCAGTACTGCCCTTTTTGTGGGAAGAAAATTATAGAGGATGACTGATGAAAATATAGTAGTATGGAAAAAATAAGTTTTTTATGCGAGAAAGAAATTACTGATATACTAAAGATGAAAATAGAAAAAGGGCATAATAAAGGATTGTTACGTATCATAAAGATTGAGGAACATGATGGTTATAAGGATATGTCGATATTTACTGTTGAATATGACGACCCTTGGTTTTTAATTAGCTTGGGAGAAGAAATAGAAAGATCTCGTCTTATAAAAAGAGGAATATTATGACAGACCGAACAAAAAATACAAATCCGGAAATATCGGCCGAGATAGCCGGTATCGGTTATCTCTCTCCAAGGGGAGAAGAGCTGAAGGAGGTAGCTCGGATGGAACTTGGTTTTGTCCGGGAACATATTCACAATTACACAGAGAATGAACGGATATTTATTCTTGAGTTGCTTTCTCGAGATATAGCAGGAATTTTATTAGATGGTGACATATAAAGACATACCTACTGAATACGACCGTATTTCAGAATTGAACCGAAGATTGCGTGCTAAGCACAAATTCTTCATAAAAAAGAAAAACCATGACAAGAAAAAAAGATAGTGTAAAACTGAATAGATTGCACCTGGTAAAACGCCGTAGGATGCAAAAATATCATGCTCGTAAGATTATCCGGGCGTTTGCCCCTTACGAAGCGGAAGACGATATATGGATGAAAATCACCCGACTTTTCCTGAACAATGGACTGCATGGGCGAGTCAGGTTGGAGATAGTTACTAAAAAATAGTCCTTTTGCAGCAACTTTCTAATTTTTTCCTTTGCAAAAAATAACCAGAATATGAGCCAATATATAACCAAAGATAACACTGACAGAATCAAAAGGGCTGCCGAGGGGCATGTCTTGGAAGTCATTAGAGACTTCCAGGACATGGAAGAGCAAAAAGGGTACGATTACCGGGGTAAATGCCCGGTATGTGGTAAGAATACGTTTAATTACAATTCAAAAAAGGAACTATATGGGTGCTTTAATAAGTGCAACGTCGGCGGTCATGACGCCCTCACTTACCTGATGAAAGTACAGAACATGGCGTTCAACGATGCGCTATTGTATCTGGCTAAACGATTTGGGGTGGATATTACCTCTTCTCCTGTTCCTGCGAAACCAAAGATAACAAAACCCAAACAAGGTTCTAAAGAGCTTAAGGGGCTGGACGCTTCTTCTTATTGTGTTGCTATGCTTCAGGGTTCAGGACTTACCATGGACGATGTGGTAGCACATGTCTTTGATTCCACCACTAACCGTACAGTGACATTATCCCATACCTTCAGCAAAGGTACGGTCAATTCCAAAGGTGACATCGACTTGAAAGGCGATGATGTAATTATCAAGTATTATGACCTCGAGGGGAAACCTGTTACTTATGAACAGAAAGACGCAAAGGGCAAACCAACCGGCAAAATGCGCGAATACTTCCGTGTTCGCTGGCAGTACCCGGAGGAACACCTGGATAAGGAAGGCAAACCCTTCAAGTACCGTTCACCTTATGGGGGCGGTACTCCGATATACATTCCGGACAAAATCCGTCAGCTTTATAACAAAGGTGAACACCTGCAGCGACTCTTCATCCAGGAAGGTGAGAAGAAAGCAGAAAAAGCCTGTAAGCATGGCATGTATTCGCTGGCTATATCCGGCATACAGAACATTGCCTGCGGTGGCCGCCTTCCTGAAGACCTGATTCGAATCATTGAGAAATGTCATGTCCAGGAAGTGTTTTTCATTATGGATTCCGATTGGAATGACCTTTCGGCCAACATACGTATCAATGACCAGGTAGAGAAGCGTCCGCGTAATTTCTACTATGCAGCGCGTAACTTTCGTGACTATATGGGTTCTCTCCGGAACAGAGAACTATACGTAGAAATCTATGTCGGCCATGTGCAGAAAAACGAGCAAAACGAAAAGGGCATTGATGACCTGCTGGCTGGTTCCCTTCAGGGTAAGGAGCAGGAGTTGATGGCCGACTTCGACCATCTGATTAATGAAAAGAACCTGACCGGTAAGTATCTTCAGCTTTTTCGCATTTCAGCATACACTGACCATAAGCTGTCTACGTTATGGGGCCTTGATTCGGTTAAGCATTTTGCCGAAATGCACAAGGATGTGTTGTCACGTCTTCCGGAGTTCCGCTATGGTTCACACCGCTGGCGTATCAATGAATCCGGGCAGCTTGAGTCTGCCCAGGCGATTGAATCTGACGAAATGTTTTGGGAAGCGGTGGAGAAGTCCCGCCGGAGCGGTGATACTTACACGGAATATGAGTTCCGCTATGTACCCAGCCGTCGGTTCCTGCAGAACCGTGGCTTTGGCCGCTTCCGGAGACTGGATGGTTCTTTCCAGTTCATCCGGCTGGAGCAGCCATTTGTACGTGTAATCGAGGCTTCAGAAGCCCGCGACTTCCTTTTTGAGTTTGCGGAAAACAACTGTTCTGAAGCTATCAACGAAATGCTGTCTAAGGGCGTGACACAGTATGTAGGGCCGGATAAATTATCCCTGCTACACTTCATTTATCCTGACTTCCTTCATCCGGTAGGTACCGAACAGATATTCTATTTCCAGAAAAACTGCTGGCGTGTGACGCAGCATGAAGTGAAGGAGCTTGGATACGAGTCAATCACCCATCATGTATGGGCAGAACAGCGACGTGATTTCCCGGCAAAATACCTTGGCCGTCCGTTGATCACCTTCACCGGGCATGATGACACGCTGGACTATACCTTGTCTCCGGAAGGGAAGACCTGTCATTTTTTACAGTTCCTGATCAATACCAGCAACTTCACCTGGCGTAAGAGAGATATAGAGATTGAACCGGAGGAATTACTCGAGAACCGAAAACATCTGCTGGCCAAACTCTGTGCGATTGGTTATATGGCAATGGAGTACAAGGATGTTTCTGTAAACCGTGCAGTCATTGGGATGGACGGCAAGCAATCAGAGGTGGGAGAATCAAATGGCCGTTCCGGTAAATCGCTTATCGGTGTGCTGATGAAACATATTCTGCCTTCAGCTTACGTGAACGGGAAGCGGAAAGACTTGCTGGAGGACCAGTTCGTATGGAACGATGTGGTTGAGAATACCAAACTGGTATTCATTGATGACGTGCTGATGAACTTTAACTTTGAACGTCTATTCCCAAATCTTACAGGAGATTGGACAGTCAATTATAAGGGCGGACGCCGTATTACATTTCCATACGAGACTTCTCCAAAGATATACATTGCCACTAATCATGCCATCCGGGGTGAAGGTGCTTCTTTCACAGATCGTCAATGGCTGTTGGGGTTCAGTGATTTTTACAACGACACCCATAAGCCGATAGATGACTTCGGATGCAATTTCTTTACGGAATGGGATTTTGAACAATGGAACTTGTGCTGGAATCTGGTAGCTAATTGCGTGCAGCTCTACCTTCAGTTTGGAGTCGTACAGGCACCGCAGGAGCGTTTGATTGAACGTAGGTTACGTCAGGAAATCACTGAGGTATTCATTTCCTGGGCAGATGAATACTTCAGTGCAGATTCTCACTTGAATGTCCGGCTGGTTCGTAAGACACTGTATGATGAATACTGCAACTATGATCCTAACATGCGCAAGTTCTCTAATTCTCCTACTGAGTTCAAGAAGAGATTGCTGAAGTATTGCCAGTTCCGCGGCTACATCTTCAACCCGCAGAAGCTGGACCCGGTGACCGGGAAGCCTTGCAAGTTTGACGCACGTTCAGGTAATCCTATCCTGGACGATAAGGCAGGGGGTGTGGAATATTTTACTATTGGTACACCTGAGTACTATACATCTCCTGAATATGCGCAACAAAAGGCTGTGAATAATAACGATAGCAGAATTTCTTACTGATGAACAATGATTTATCAAAATATAGATTGAATGATGACTCCGAACTGGACGTATACCGTAAAGATATTGTGAGATTCGTTCAGTTCCAGGAAGAAGTTTATAATATGCTTGACGGACTGGCACCGGGCGATACTATCAGCGTCTGTGAAGTGGTTGTTCCAGAAAGTATTGATGTGTTTATTAAGGTAGTCTGCCAGTACATATACTATCACCAGCACGATGACATAAGTATGGATAAGATTGAATTTTCGGCAGATTACCGGAAAATATACAGAAGACCAGGCTACGTAAAACCTGTTCATTTAAGCAGACATTTCTACTCAAAGTAGGTATGCGATACCCCAATTTATTACTCTATAAAGGTACGATTTTTTCAGCTAACTACCAAATAAATAGCAAATTATATGAGCAAAAAAAGCAACAAAATAATGACCTGCATCAGTCCGGATAATAACCAGCGTACGAACATGGTTTGCGAGCTGGCCATGCGCTGCCGGTTGGCTACCATCAGGAGCGATGCCAGAAAGATTCTGAAGCATTCCGTATATGACATCGACCTCTCAGAGGCCTATTATGTGCTGGTAGATGACTTCAATTTCCGCGAAAGCCCATCCACGACCCAGCGTTTATACGAGCTGGCCGCACGAGGTATTGCGGTGATCGTTGGTTGCCGAAAGCTCCCACGCGAATTCGAATTCTTATGCGATATATATTACCCTGAAGCTTTGATGTAAACAACAGTCGAAACATTTATTGAAAACCATAGTCGAAGCATTTTCCTGGCGTACTGTACGCACTCTGTGCGTGCGGTGCGCCATTTGTTTTCCCCTGTCCGGCTTTTCCCCTCTCACCCCTTTTTTAGATAGATTAAGAATTGGTGTGCATTTGTGCGAAAAAGCGGAATACGGCATATAATAATATTCTTTTTTTTATTTTTTTTAAGGCTGTAAATATACCCTTATTTATTTTAGAAAAAAAATCGTGCAATCGTGCGGATTGAATTTTTATTCATTTAATTAATTGATATTCAAAATGTTTTGTCTGCACTCTTTTTGCACTATTCCGCACTTTCCGTACTTTCTCACGAAAAATGCACGAAAGTACCAGCGCACTCGATTTTGTACGGGTTTTGTACGAAAATAGTACGGTTTTTATATGTTGATAATCAAATAGATATGATTTTTTAAGGCTGTTTTTGCACTCAAGCACGAATTTTAGACCTATCTATAGGAAAGGTGGGTTGATATGTATGGTTTTATGCGAGATATTTACCGCATTATGGTTATCTTTGCGTAAAGCATATATAATTATGGACAGACCTTTCGTTATTATTGATTTGGCACCGCATCTTCAGGACTTTCTATACCATGAGCTGAAGCAGAACCGGCGTACGGGTGAGCTGATGGCGGATGGTACACATGAGATAGGTCGCATGATCCAGGCAATGGTTACCATTACGGACCGACCAAGAAAGCAAGAGCTGGGGGAGAATCCTTTCCGGATAATTCTCCCTGTGCAGGAATGGAACCATGCCATATTTAGTGAGAATTTTGTTTACATTCCAGAATGGAAGCAGAAGCAGCTGCGATTATTCATCGAAGCTCAGTTCAGGCTTCGTATCAAGGAATACTTCTTTGTAGGCTATTCGAAGGGGTACAAGCAGGATAAGATTATCCAGGCGTTTCTTCATAGCTATAATATCAAGAGAAATGCAGTTAATTACGACACGGTAAAAAAATATGACTACCGTAATCGTCGTCGCATAACTACTGAGATTGCCAATGAACTTCAATTAAGCCTTTTCCCTTAATATTATTTCACACATTAATCTTTAATTGATTTTGCAGGTTCACGTGCAAAACTACTTAAACTTTAAGCAATTATGCAAAATAGAGAAAGTAAACGGGCTGCAATTTGCGGCGTGTCTTTTATCGCATTGTCTGAATCCACGGTGACTAATGTTCCGGGTGTATCACAGATTAAGGTATCGGGCATTTGGGACAAAATGAAATTTTCATCTGCTGAATTTAGCGAGCAGTTATCTTCTGATGGTACAAATTACGAGGTTAATCTCACAATTTCGTTTTCTGACTCTTCTCAAGAGAATCAGAGAGAAATAATGGCATGGATAGGAATCTATCTTTTAGTTCGGTTGGATTATACTGACGGCAATTCGAGGGTAGTTGGTACCGACCAGTTCCCGGTGGTGCTAAGCCTGTCAGGTGACGGTTCTCCCCATGCTTTACGATTGACATATAAGGGGCAACAGCCGGAATCGAGCAAGTTTTTATAGTCCTTTTATGCGTGGTATAGTGCATCTAATTTTGCAGCAACGAAAAAACTATAATTACACTATGCATTTATCACACCTGTATTCTGCCATTATGCGCTCCCAATGGGCTATAGCCTTGCGTGACGTGGAGTCATCGCACCAAATTCTGGAGCAGATTATTACTGGTTCCTTCGACAAGTCTGCAGAGGGAACGCTGGCAGATCGTAAACCTATCGAAGGTCAGGCTTACTCTAAAGAGATGAGCCGGACATCTTCTTTTGCCGGAGACCTTCCGGCTGATACCGTAGCAATTATTCCCGTACACGGTACCATGCTGAAGTATGGCACGTATTGCGCGTATGGTACTACCGAGATAGCCGATATGATATATGAAGCTGCCTCCAACCCGAATATATCTGGAATCATATTGGCTATGGATTCCGGCGGTGGTTGTGTGGATGCCATCGCTCCATTGACCGCGGCGATTGAATTTGCGCGTAAAAGTGGGAAGGCTACAATCGCATATTGCGATATGTGCGCTTCTGCCAACTATTACACGGCCATTTTCTGTGACGAGATTATCGCATCGAATACCATTTCTTCCGAGTTCGGCTCCATCGGTGTAATGATGTCATTTCCCGATTATGCCAAGTATTACGAGAAAGAGGGTGTCAAGATACATACCATTTATTCCGATTTGTCCAATTATAAGAACGCTCCATTTGAAGCGGCCAAAGAAGGTAAATATGAACTTATCAAACGCGAAGAGCTGAATCCGCTGGCACAACGATTCCAGGATTCAGTGGTAGCACGCCGTGGGGAGAAATTAGACAAGTCAGTAGAGGGTATCATTTCCGGACGTATGTTCTATGCAGAGGACGCATTGACATACGGCCTGATTGATTCTATCGGTGATAAACAGTATGCAATTAACAGGGCGCGTGAAATCGCAAGAGACAATGCGGTTTCTGCCTATTTACAAACAAAAAACATAAAATAAAATGCGAAACAGAAATTTATTGTTGACGGTTACTGCCGTCATGTCGTTTCTGGGCATCTCTTCTTTTGCCAAGGATGCCGATGGCCGTTCCATTCTTTCTGCCGGTGATCAGCAGAAACTTACTGAAAAATGGGGAAAGCAATTTACGGATGCTTTCGTCAAGGATTTGGCTGAACTGGAGGAGAAAGAAGGGGTATCTGCCGAGGAATCGGTTAAAGGTGTAGCTGCTGAATATGAAGCCCAGTCAAAAAAGGATGCGGCTACCATTGCTCAGCTTCAGGACGAAATTAAAAAACTGAAGGCTGAAAATGAAAAATTGGGTAAGTTACCAGGTGAAGGTGGTGTAGAGGTCACAAACGGAACAGATGGTAAGATGAAAAAGGAATTTAAGCCGGACATGAGTCTGATGCATAACAAGGCGTATTATGCAGCAGCTGCAGGTGATGTGTGGACAGGTGATTCTACCGTCGATACTAACGAGTTGAAAACTGAATTCGGAAAGTATGTTTCTTCGGATAAAATTTCCATTTTCAACAAATTGGTAGGCCCTATTTCATGTACGGGTTATATGTCGACGATCATCACAGACAAATTTGAGGTTCGTGCCTCTCAGGCTGCCATTGACTCCGTGCTGCAGACATTTACTCCGCGTTTCACCCCGAAAGGCAAATCCAAATTTACTCCTATGACGATTAAGATGTACCCGATGAAAATCAACGTGTCCATCTATCCGTCAGACATTATCAACGATGTGTTGGGTTATTTGTATGATGAGAAGCTGGAACCGAAAGATATGCCGATTGTGCGTTATATTGTTGAACAGCTTATTCGTCCGAAATTGGATGAAGATCGCGAACTGGCATTATGTAAGGGACGTTACAAAGATCCGGTTGCATCTGAGGATTCGTTTACTCCAAACAAGGCTGAAGAAACTTGTGATGGCTTTGTCACACAGTTGTGTGATTTGAAGAAGGCTTCAGATGCCGATGTGACTTGGCTGCTTAATGATACGGCAGAACTGGGTGAGGGCGAAGAACTCTTGAAGCAGATTGAACAGGCGGTAGACGAAGTAAGTCCGTTATACAAGAATAAAACCATGTTCATTCATGCGGACCCGGACTTGATTGTCAAGTACGGTCGTGCATATCGCGACAAATATCCGACTACTAAAAATGAAGACGGAGAAAAAATCAAGGTCGATTTTTCTCGCTTTACTTTCGGCCCGATTGAAGGAATGCGTGGTACCGGAGCGTTCTTTATTACACCGAAAGAAAATTTCAAACACCTTATGTCAAGAGACCCGAAAACCATGGGCTTGAGAATGACTTCTGATGATTATCAGGCTAAGGTGCTGGGTGAGTGGCGCGAAGGTACCGGTTTCTGGATCAAGGAAGCTATTTTTGCGTATTTGCCTACTGCATTGGTGGATGAACTGGCACCTGCAGAACTGGGTGTATAATTATAGGAGGTATTGAATATGGCAGAAACTTTAGTTTCAGTTAAAAAAACAAGCTCTTCGGCCGGTAGACCGAAGGGAAAGAAGCATTATGTGATTCTCTTCCGTTGGGAAGATGTAAAAACCTTTAAGAAAGATACTGATGGTATTACGGTGACTGCTTTTGCCTTTGCAGAAGGTAAAAAACCGATTGCTGTCTATGGTACATCCAGTACCATTAAATCATGGGATACTCTGACTGGTTCTGCAGACGCTAAGGGGTACTTGCATCATACAGCGTGGGAGTCACCAGGAGACACTAAAGAAATGGCGGTTTGCCGCAATACCCTTGTGAATGAAGACTTGGGTTCTATCGTGATTAATTGCGGTACTGAAGATGCGAAAATCGCTGGTACTCCTTGCACTCCTTTGGTGTTCAGCTCTGATGAAGGCCAGGACGATAAGGAGGCTTGCAAGAATACGATTGAACTGGCATCCGAGATTCCTTCATCTCCTCTTGGGCGTATTCCTCTGAATTTGATTCCAGAAACAGAAGACCCGGATATTGATGGTTATTTAGGTTTAACAGCGGCAGCTGACGATTCATTAGAAGAAGGTGTATGACAAAGAAAAAAGATAATTTAGAGCAGGCTGCTACAGTTGAACAGCCTGCTGAAAATCTGGGTGCAGTGGATACAGCTTCTGAAGCAACAGACGCTACATTACAAGCTAAAACCGATTCTGAATCGGTGAATACTTCACCTGAAGGTGCTACAGGCGATTTGAATGCGCAGGATGTAAATCCTTTTTATACTGTCGTGATTCCCTTTTTCAAGGCGAAACACCGGGAAGAAGAGGTTGTGAAGGTGATTGAATCTTGTGCTCAATACCTGCTTGAAAATATTCGCTTTGTCACCATTGGTGACCAGGTAGAATATACTAAAGATATGTTTATTGAGCATATTGAATACAATGGTGCTGAAGGAAGCCAGTTGGATATTCTCGAGGTATTGAAGCTGGCCATAGTATCTGAGTCTGTGTCTGAAAAATTTATCCTGATTGAACCTGGTTCCTATCTGATAGATAATGTAGGCTTGTGTCATATCGCCATCTTTAAGCATTTTGGTATGCTCAATCCAAATCGTTATACCGGAGCCGAAGCGGTTATGATGAAAAATACTGCTGCTTTGCTGAGTGATACGCTACGGCTTGCAGCGTATGATTACAATACGCATTGCCCGGTATTGCTGGAGAAGGAAAAGCTGACAGAGATGTTTGAAGAATGTCCGGAAATCCTTTCTGGAAAGTATCACTTACTCACTGTATATGGTTGTGCGTATGCGGTACACCCCATTCGTCTGGACTTCCATACAGATGGATGGATTCTTCCGATCGTCTCACAGAAGCCTGACTCAAAGACGGTCGAACGGCTTATTGCAGACAAATGTTTCCTTTACCTGAAGCATTTTCAGGAGAATGTGAAATTTTTGAACCCATTCCTGGATACTAAGAAATGAAACAAACTATTCTCACCTGGTTGCGTGCAGGTGCGAACGCCGAAGAGGGTGTGCAGCTTCTTATCGAGGCGGGCGCACCCTCTTTGACTTTACGCCTGATCAAGTCCAATCCGGTGGCTAATCGCCGCCTGATGATTGACTGGTTGTGTAAAAAATATGGGATTGATGAAGATTATACCTATGTGGCATCTTCCCAGGTTGTGCTGTTTTCAGAACGTAAACCTAAATCGTTCCGTGATGAATTCCCTTTCCTTTCCGAACCGGATTGTCCGGCTGAACTCGAAGCGCTGGCATCGCGAAAATTCACCAAATATCACGCCTATGTGAATTTGCATAAGCAGCTTCGTGAATGTACATCTACCGAACAGTGCGCTAAGGTGGCCCGGGAACTGATTAACTCCTATCTCGAGAACCGGATGATATGGGAAGAATTGAATTACTACCAGCAGCATCATTCCATCCTGGGCAAACATCCGATATTTACTGCATTTCACCGCCGGAGAGAATTATTGACGTTGAATGTGAAGCAGCTCATGGTGCGTCAGAAAAGATTACGTAACAACATCTGGCGGGTTCAGGATGAGATGGCCAAACGGGATAAGCCACACCTCGAGCTGGAGCGGAGGGCACGGCTTCAAGCCTACCAGTCCGAGCTGGCAGAGATAAACCGGTTGCTGGGCGATGAATAGGTACTTCAATCTGGACGAATTGTTTGCCGAGGTGAGACAATCACGCATGTACTCCCAGCGGTTCGAGAATATTCTGTGTTTCAAGCTGAATAATCTACGGGAACTGTGCGGCCGTCTTCCGGATACAAATGAAGCCTTCTTCATTGAAACCCGTAAGAGCTTCACTGCTTTTACCTTCATTGTGTACCTGATTCGCCATGCCGGCTACGTGCGACACATCTATGTGGCCACTTATTCCACCAACGAGCGAATTATCAATGCGCTGTTGCGGTACAAGGATAAAGGGTTGATTGGTACCGTGCATCTTCATGTGTCAGAGACACTCAAGTTCCGTATGCCGCTGATTTTTGCAAAACTCAAGCGGCTGCATAACGAGGGTATCATTACGCTAACCTATGGATGGACACACAAGAAAGTGACTTGCCTGGACACGGATACCGGATGCTATGTGGTGGAAGGTTCCGGAAACTATGGAGAAAATGCCCTCGAGGAACAGTATGTATTTTTAAAATCGAAGAAAGTCTATGAATTCAGAATCGGTAATAAAATGGACAGATAAGAATCGTCCGGAATGGTTCTCCCGTATCCCCATTGAGGAATACGAGAAACTGGCTGGGATAGGTTACACACCCCAGCAGATTGCCATGTACTACAACATAGAGGTAAACGAATTTATGTTCTATTATAGCCTTCTTATGTCACCCCTGAAGTATCATTATGACCGTGGCCAGCTCCTTCAGACGGCCAAAGAAGGCATTTCCATGGCGGATGCGGCAGCCACGGGTGAGAATGTGACACAGGCCCAGCGGTTAGACAAGATGCGCCGTGCAATCGAGTTTAAAAATAATGTTTCAAAAGTTTTTTTTGATGATTTAGATGTTTGAGAAATCTTATTACGAGCAGCTGCAGGACTACATTGAGTCCGGTTGCAAATATCAGTTGTCCGAAGAAGAGCAGGACTACTATAATGCGCTTTTTGCCGTAGTCGGCATTACGCGCAAATACGGAAAGGATCGTGCCATCTCCATGCTCATGCACGAACCTTTCAGTTGTTCCCGACCCCGTGCCAGGGAAATGTACTACGAGGCCGTGAATCTGTTTTACCTGGATGATACCATTGAGCCTGCCGCACATCGTAATATGATTTACGACAACCTGATGAAAGCTGCCCAGACGGTACTTCTTTCGTCTTCAGGGGCGAAGGATATGGAGATATACGGCAATTTGCTGACTCAGGCTTGGAAAGTTAAACAACTTGATAAACCGGATAAGGTAAAACGGCAGGAAATCAAGGAGAAAGATATAAAAGTCTATACTCTTGATTCAACTCAGATTGGCGTGCCTTCCATCGACCGGACGGAACTTGCCGCACAGATTGATAAGATTCCTGACCTTACAGAAAAAGACCGTACACGCATTAAACGTGATGCGATGGTAATAGATATTAACTTTGAGGAGATTCTCGATGACACGCAAGAAAAAACTGAAAATTTCAGAGGATAGCGTGGAAACACGCTTCGCCAACTGGACAGCCCAGCTGCTGGCCATCATGATGCCCTGGTCACTCTATTGGGTGGCCGGTCGTGCATCTGCCAAGACAGTGCAGGTTTTGGCAGAACGGGTTCAGGAAGCAGCCCAGGACTGCCCGGGCGCTCCGTTCGCATGGGTGGCTGATACTTACTCTGACCTACATAAGAACGTGATTCCATCGTTAATTGACGGGCTCCAGCTGCTGGGGTGGGAGTTGGGCACGCATTACGTAATCAACGAAGCTCCTCCGGAAGAGTGGCGGTTGCGAATGTATAATGTCTGTACCGACTGGCGTAATACCATGGTTTTTTACACAGGCTTTAATTTTACCTTCATCTCTTTGGATCGTCTGGCCATTGGTGCCGGACGTTCCTACGTGGGCGTGTTTGGCGACGAGGTTAAATATTTCCCTGAAGAAAAATTCACGAACCTCCTGAAGGCCGTACGTGGATTCTATGTGCGTTACGGGCAGTCTGTGTGGTACCGTTCCAGGACACTGACTACCGATATGCCGAACCCTAACCATCTGGGTGAATACGATTGGATTCTGAAGCTGTCGGCGCAGAATAAAAAAGAACAGATTATGCTCATGCTGCGTGCCGGACTGGTTTATAACGAATGTAAGAAGACCTATGTGTCGCACCTGCAGGAGTACCGGGAACTGGTCGAACGGCAACGTACTGAGCGGACATTACAGAATCAGGTAGATAAAGCTGCCAGGGCTGTCGAACTGGCCCGTCGTAATATGAAACGCTGGGAAGAGCGATGGATTAAGACTCGCCGCCGTGTGTCGTTCTTTTTTATTTCTTCTTCTTATGTCAATGCGGATATATTGGGCTTGGACTGGTTCTCTGATGAATTGGCTGAAGGGCTGGAGGGTTTGTCTTGTAATATCCTTTCCATTATCCCGAAGATAGAAGCCAGCATGTTGTTCTACCCGAATCTGTCCATCCGGCATTTCTATGCAGATGGGTTCCTGAATAAGATTATAGACCAGAAGCCGCTGGGATGGCAGGAAGACTGTACGGTATTGCGTTACCATAACAACAATATGCCGCTCGAGGCAGGGATGGATGCAGGTAATATGTTGTCTCTGGTGGTAGGGCAGCAGCTGGGGCGTGAGTACCGCGTGCTGAAGGAGTTCTTCACGCTTCCTCCGGATACCGTGCGGGAACTGGGGGCACAGTTCGTCCGGTATTTTGCACCACGGCGCACCAAGGTGCTGAAGCTGTACTACGACCGTGCGATGAACAACTACAAGGGAGTGAAGGCGGATATGGCCACACAGATAAAGAATGCCATTGAATATGATGCAGAAGGTAGAAGGACCGGATGGCGTGTACAATTAATGTCTGTAGGACAAGGGAATATCGGTTCGAATCTGGAGTACCGGTTTATGTCTGACCTGCTGTCCGGGAACCTGGCTGGTAAGCTCTTCTCTCTGTTGATAGACCAGTATAACTGTCCTAACCTGAAGTCTGAGATGGAAGTAACCAAGACCAGGTTGGTAGATGATGGTGGTAGCCAGATGGTGGTAAAACAAAAGACTGGTGATAAGTTGCCGCGTGATCGTCTGCCCAAAGAATCTACCAACCTGACGGATGCACTCAAGTACCTGCTCATGCGTAAGGAGTTCTTGCGTATATGGCAATCTAAGGTGACATCGTATGCCCCATAATGTTATAGACCGTTCGCTAAGGATGGTTGGATGCACTGCCGTACTACGGTGGTGCATTTTTTTTTGTGCCGTTTTGCAGGGGGTGGGATTCCGCTTGCGTCACATTTCCCGAGATGAAAATTAGTTGCAATCGCAACCGCGGGGCGGCGCGCGTCGGGCATAAACGTAACAAAAACCAAGGGTTTTTGATTCCTGCCACGGATTGAAACCTCTGTTTCAGTCCGTTAGATTTGCTGGGACAAGTTTTCACGCAAAAACTCGCCCCGAATTTCTGATAAATCGCCCCATTTACATCGGTTCTTGCCCGAAAAATCCCCATTCCATCGGCAACCGCAGGCTATTTGATGATGGAATGGGGATTTTTCGGGTTAAGAGGTAGAAAGACACTCGGTAGTCTTTCTGAGGTTGCGAAGGCGTTCACGCAGCGGCCCACCCGCCCCGTTGCTCTCCCTACTGGCGGTATAGCCTGTGGCTATGGATTGTTTGACTGCTCTTCTTTATCTGCTCTTCGCCAATAATTCGGTATCACTTCCGCTACGGTTTATGCCTTTTGTACCTGCAAAGGTAAATGTTCTGCTTCGTATGCCAAGTTCAAGCCCTGGTTCCTGAAAAAATCTCCACCCTTTCAGGGTCGTATTCAAGGCTGCGCTTTTCCGGAAAACTTGTCTTATACGCTTCAGAACACCTTTTGAGCAGGTGTATAAGGCGAAAACAAACCGCAGCGAAAGCGAACGGAATAAAAAAAAGCTCAGAGCAGGAAGAGCAGAAAGAAAAGGCTCAACTCCCGAGCTCGGCACCAGAATAAATTTAAGACCTACCGATATGAAACAATTTTCCGAATCCATGCTAAATCAGTGCAGAAAGTACATGTTCAGCTTTTTTGATTATCTGCCAGTTAAATATCAGGCAAGCAAAAGAGAATGGCAAGTGAGAAACTTTGTGTGGGCGTTCAAAGACGGTAAATGTGCCGTTTCGGCTGCACAACTTGTCGCAAAAAAAATCCGCGAGCAGTTTGGAGCGGCAGCGAGTGACATGGTGTTCGTCTGCATCCCAGCCAGCAGCCAGCGGAAAAATGAAATCCGATACAGAGAGTTTTCGGAAGAAGTGGCCAGACTATCGGGAGCGGTAAACGGATACAGCCATATCACGGTAGAGGGTGAACGGCTGGCAATCCACGAGAGCAAATCAGGGAAGCACGTAAATGACGTGCAGGTAATCAACTTCGACAAAGAATTTTTCAAAGGTAAAAAAGTGCTTGTCTTCGATGACGTGATAACCCGTGGGTACTCCTACGCTCGTTTTGCCTGCCATTTGGAAATGCTGGGTGCTTCAGTTTTGGGAGGTATGTTTTTAGCAAAAACCTTATTTGTATAACAATTTAATAAACAACATTATGAAAGATTTATTCGAAATTTGTGGAGAGTGCCGCCACTTGAGCGACGCAGAAGTAGTTTATCAGCTCACCAACAACAAAGAAACAAGCAATCAGGTGAACGCCATGTTAGCGAACGGCAGCAATGTGTCAATAGAAGACATTTGCAACCTGCTGACACCGGCACGCAGAGAAATGGCACTGGCAGTCATTGAACTATACAAGAGAATCAAGGAACGGAAGAACAACTACAAGCGTATAACTTCCAGCGCAGATGTTTACGAAGTGATGCTTCCCTACATGGCAGAACTGAAAGTAGAGGAATGTTGGGTTATCTTCCTGAATCAGGCAGCCCGAATCATCCGCAAACAGCGTATCTCAGTCGGAGGGCTGGCGTCTACTCAGGTAGATGTAAGAGTGATTCTACATGAGGCACTTTCTTGTAATGCCACCACCATGATACTCTGCCACAATCACCCGTCAGGTAATTTCCGCCCCAGTCAGGACGACGACCGCCTGACACATGCCTTACTGGAAGCGGGACGAATTATGAATATCAGGCTTCTTGACCACGTGATAGTAACGGATGGAAGTTATTACAGCTACGGGGACGAAGGCAGGCTGTAGGGGCTGCAAATGGCCGTAGCAGCGTTTAGGGAGGTGGGCAGCGTCGCGGCCGCCCGCCGCCCGATTTGCCGACAAACATAGTGCGAAGGCAAATCGGGCGGCGGGGAATAAGGTATTTCGTTTTTTTACGCCTGAAAACGGCGATTTTTATACGCAAAAGCGAATCGTTTATCTTTATAGTTCTTGTTAAATGATATTAATATGAGTATCATTTATGGTTGTTTTCTTTGTAAATGATACTCAAATGAGTATCTTTGTAGTGTTAATCAAGCGAACATTGAAATGAAGTACAACGAATTGGAACGGCTGATTAAAAAAGCCGGGTGCTTTGACACTGGAGAACAACAGAACGGACACCCAGTCTGGGAAAGTCCGAAAACGGGGAAGCGATTCCGAATGAGTAACCATGGAAAACAGGAAGTCGCAACCGGAACATTAAAAGCAATTATGAAAGCGGCAGGACTGAAATAAGTCCTGCCATTAAAAAATACACGATTATGAAAAAGGTATCTGCTATTATTGAAATGGCTTCTGACGGTAACTACAGCATCTATATGGATGCGGATGATATGGACTATTTGGTTACTGCTACAGGCGCAACGTCTAAAGAAGCTATTGAGGATTTCAAAAAAGGGTATGAGGATATTAAATCATCATACGAACGTGATGGAAAGCCTTTTGAAGAAGTTGAGTTTGAATTTAAGTATGACATGGCTTCTTTCCTCTCTTATTACACACAGGCTTTTTCTCTTGCTGGATTATCTCGGATTACAGGAATCAACAAGAGTCAGTTAAGCCATTATGCGACAGGACATCGCAAGCCATCGCGTACTACTATTGATAAAATACAAAAATCTGTACATGAGTTTGCGAATGAATTAAGTCAAGTACATTTCGCTTGATTAACACTTACCGAAATATCTTGACTAATGGGCGGAACTTTTCAACAAGTTCCGCTTTTTTTATTCGAAAGTTATTATCTTTGTAATGCCCGAACATTTAACCATATATGGTTGTTATAACCATAAAATATGAACTCCTTATCAAGATAAATCCGTAGTCAACCGGATTAAGGTGCAGGTTACACCTTTGGGCTATCTTGGTGAGGAGTTCGCCATTTGTTACTATGAATCCAGATTATGATGGTATCCCAGACTTACCGAATCCGGAGCCTATTCATCCGGAAACAGGTACGACTTCAATTGGTCATGATGGTTTCAGCGAATAGTTGAAATCAGAAATATAACAGAGGAAGCAATAATACCTGCTATAATTAAAGCAAAGGAAAAAGAAAATAGTATAGCTCTTCTTCTGTTATATTTTTCTTGTTCTTTTATAGCATTTTCTAATACAGATAATTCTTTAGCTAAAATAGCTTTATATTGAATATCATCTTTGACTCCTTTTAAGTTGGGGGCCATTTGATTGGGTCTGAATTCGCTTGGCTTTCTTCCTAAAGGTATGTATAAGCGTGGATATACTACTACCATCATGCAGATGGCAGCTAAAAAGGTTCCTATAGTAAGCGCAAGTAAAGATTGTATTATGGGATTCTCTATATTCCAGTGGATATATATGTAACTGATTAAAGCTGTCACTATTCCTAAGTCGATAGATAATAACTTGTATCCTCTTTCTGTCGTATTTTTTTCTTGATCGCGGTGGTCGCTTAATCTTTTTTGAGCTGATTCATGATAAAATTTAAGAATGTCCAAAGACAATATATTAATAGTCTCTTTCTCTAATGTAAATTCATTCATTTTGTGATTGTATTGGTTTTCACAAAGATATGAATTTCATTATCAATCACAAAACAGGATACGCTAAAGGTTTATTCACAAATGAATATTTTCGTCACGAAAGTTTTATATATTTGCCGTGCATAATAAATATTTATTTCTATGAAAAGAGTTTTATTTTTACTGACGATGGTTTTTGCATTGTCATCATGTAGTACCTACTATTATCAGTTGTATGATGTAGCTAATTCCAGTTTGAAACAACAGAATGACCAATTTGTTTCAGAAAATGAAGATTGCGCTATTACCTATAATTTTTGGGGTAATTGCGGCAATGCTTCAGTAGTCTTTCATAACAAGACCGATAAAAATCTGTTCGTTTCGTTAACTCAGAGTTCATTTATCTTTAATGGTATTTCAACTCCGTTCTTTACTGATATGGAGAAGCACATTGTGCTTTCTAATGTGGAAAGCAGAACATATAGGCAGTTGCCAGTGATTTGTGTTGCTCCTCATGCGTCAGTAGTTGTTGGTGATTTTAATATCATTGAAAAGGCTTACAGATTCTGTGAAAGGGATAAGGATTTCCCAGCAAGAACTTATTCAGAAAATTATTCATGTGATAATTCGCCGATAACTTTTGGCTATCATATTTCTTATAGTTCTAATCAGGATTGTGTTTTAACTCAAGGATTTGACAGCAATTTCTATGTGTCAAAGATAGAGGTTATGAAGTCTAAATATGCGACTGAAAAGATAGAGGTGAAAGAGGATTGCTATCAGGAATGGACGCATTCTGAGAAGCGGTTGAAAAATTATTCTCCTAAGAAATTCTTTACTTCTACGGAAAAATCTATAAATATGTAAATATTCTATTTGCTCTTGAGGTATGGAGTAATTACGGCTCTTTTATTTAATTTCAGTACTGTCAGGGAAGTACTGGAGTACTGGCCTAAAAGTACTGTAGTACTCCAAAAGGAGTACCGAAGTACTGCTAAGGGAGTACTGAGAACAGTGATTATATTTGAATAAAAGAGCTGTTTTCTTTTGCCATCCAAAAACAATTTCATACTTTTGAGTAGCCGAATATAAACCTTTTTATTTCATCCCCTCATATCGTGTAATCCGTATTCAATCGGGTTCCGGGTGGTTCCGGTCGGCGCACGGTATGAGGGGGTGATTTTTTCGTTATGGAACTTAAAGAATTTATTAAAAGTACTATTTCCCAAATTATAGATTCTGTATCTGATTTGAATGAGGAATATAAAGACAAAGATGCTACAATTAACCCTTTGAGTTATGTCCGGATAAAAGATATGCAGAGTATTCAGACTGCTTCTGGTGAAAGATTATTGACTAATGTCGAATTTGACCTTACTGTTTCTATTGATGAAAGTAAGAATACTGACGGTAAAGTTAATGTAATGAGTTGTGTTATTGGGGGTGGTGCTTCTAAATCGCATACAGAAGGAAACAGTTCTATAAGTAGGGTTCGATTTAACGTTCCGGTTGTTCTTCCTGCGAGAAGGATTACATCAAAGCAGTAAGATTTTTACTTTCTGCTTTGAAAAAATTATAAAGTAAGGTTGCTTCAGTTCCGATACTTTTTTCTGTTCCTTTACAGGATTTTAATGCATATTTTACGCAGCGTTCTCTAAGACGCTGCTCTCTATAATACTTTATAAAGTCTATTATTTTCTTCATTTTACCTGCTTTTCTACAAAAATAGACTTTTTCTTTTGCCATTCCAAAATAAATCCTCATATTTGCAATGCTTACCATTTGAAACAGGCGAGATGGCTCGCCATTTTATGCTGCGGGCATTTTTTATGCCTTGTGGTTTACTATATCGTATAAGTTCCGTCCCGTGTGGAGTGTTAATGCACCCACAGCCTGTTTCAGGTGGTAAGCAACGGGGAGCGGAACTTTTCTTGTTTCCTCTCCGTAATTTAATTATTTATTGTTTCATTTTAATGCTTACCAAAAATGAAAAATCAAATCGTTCTGCCTGCAAGTCAGGTAAAAGAAAGCCGTATCTCGTTATGGCTGAACCGTGAAAACGTATTGTTCTCTTCTATCATGGAAGAGAAAGTTTCTAACCGTCAGGCTGTGCTTATTTCCCAGGCACTGGCTTCCTTCAGTATCCTAACTTGCTCCGTATTTACCCATTGGCTGGTAGCCGTGCTCTTCCTATGCTGGTTCATTGTGTCGTTATACCTTTGCAAGAAAGGAGGTTTGAAATGAAACCTTGTATTGTGCCGGATGCAGCAGTAGATGTGATTCAGAACTGGACAGAACAGGATGGGGCCGCTTGTGCTGTCAGAGAACTTGATAAGGTAATAGATTATTTCATGAAATCACTCAATGCGGATGCAGAAGAAATACTGACTCACTTACGTACGGTTTATTTCGTCCGGAATGAGATTGCAGCTTTTATCCCTGAAGCCGAATCGAAAGGAGGTGAGTCATGAGAGTGGTATATCGTATAGATACGGATAGTAACCTGAATTATGTGTTGGCGCTTGTGCATGAGATTCGCGCTGAAATGGGCCTTGTTCCGGAGCAGATACAAACGAATGACGGCCGTTCAATAACCTTTGACCTTCAGGACTGGAAACGTTTGAATCGTGGAGATATAACAGAAGATGAATATATTACAAGACACGTTGTCACTCAATAAATTGTTGTATCTTTGCATTGGCTTAGAATTCGATCATTTTTTGCAAATTTTTTTTTTAGCCTCGCTTCGGCGGGGCTTTTTTTGTGTCCTTTTCTCTGGCTTTGTCTGAAGCTAATTTTGTACCAAAACAGATAGTAACTATGAATAGCCAGGCTTCAGACGATATTAAATTACTCTTTATCCAGGAAGAACTTTCCAAATTCGGAGAGGAACTGTGCGATGCACTGTCAGATGCCATCTATAAACAGAAGTTGATAGACTCCGGTTCTCTCCTTGATTCGCTGAATTATTCTTCATTCATGGAAGGGAAGAACCCGGGGCAGCGTGTATCCTTCTTCTCTTACGGTCGTTGTGTCGATATGTCCGGATACAAGAAGAATAAGACCAAAGTAAATACCAATCGTGAAGTGTGGGGAATCCGTGAGAATTCCAAGAAAAAGAACCGTTGGTACGCCCGTAATATGTATGGGGGCCTAAATCGGCTGATAGGGCGTGTCATGTACGGACTATCTGAAGAAGAGATTGCAAGACTTAAAGGAATATTGGAAAATCGTATAAAAAATGAATAAGAAAATCGGTAATATCAATTTTGTGGAGACAGCGGTCGGCACCTATGCCATCCGCATGGATTCCTTTCGTGATTCTCTGACACACCTGTTCGGATCAGCTGTGTCAGACTGGGAGTGTAGCCCTACGACGGTGGCCGGTGTCCGTATCGTGCCCTGGGGGGCAGATAACGACTTGCCTTCATCTGTGCGTAACCTGCTCGAGAAAAACAACCTGGCACCAGGTATTCTTTCTCGAAAGACTGGACTGCTGTACGGTCAGGGGCCGATGTTGTATCGTGTGGGTATTGAGAATAACGAACGCGTCCAGATGTGGACTACCGACCCGGAAGTGCAGTCATGGCTTGATAGCTGGGATTATCGCCGTTTCATCCGTGAATCATTTACCGAATACAACCACCTGAACGGGGTATTTGTCAAATATGTGTCCGCACGATCCGTCCGTGTAGGACGTCCGTGGATACACAGCCTTGAGTGCTTGCCGTCTAAAGACTGCCGCCTGTGCTGGCCGGAGAATGACGAAAGATACCTGAATTCTGTCACACATATCCTGAACGGAGATTTTGATTTTTACGGAAGTCAGAAGTATGTAAAATATCCGGTTTTTGACCGACAACGGCCTGCAAAGCACGAAGTGGCAGTGAAATACCATTGTTTGCGGAGCTTTGGCCGGAATATGTACGCGATATCCTCCTTCTTCGGTTCAATGCCCTGGATGCATGATGCCAATTCGCTTCCGGAGATTATCGAGTACCTGAATAAAAATATGATTGCGGCAGCATACATAGTACATGTGCCTGATGCGTTCTGGACCAAAAAGGCGGATAAATACCGTGCGATGCATCCGGAGGCAACTGATGAACAGTTATATCTTCAGATGGAGAGCTTAAAAGACCAGTTGTCGCGTGAGCTGGCCGATGTGATGGCCGGGAAAAACAATGTCGGTAAATTCTTCATGACGACTGATTACGTAGACCCTTCAGACGGCAAGACTCACCAGTTCCAGATAGAACCCATTGAGATGAATATCGACAAGTACATTGAGGCACTGACCAAAATATCACGTATTGCCGACTCGAGCACGACAAGTGGGCTGGGGTTGAACCCTTCGCTGGCTAATATCATCATCGACGGGAAGGGTGATTCCGGCTCCCAGATGCTCTATGCCCTTAAACTGTTCTACGGTGCGGATACGCAGATACCTGAAGACGTATGCCTGGAAGCGATTAATGATGCCATTCATATCAATTTCCCGGATAAAAAGGATTTGTTTTTAGGGATATACCGAAAAGTGATTAACAAAGAAGATAATGTAACGGCCTCCAGTCGGGCCACAAACCAGGTATGACGATGAAACAGGATATAGAATTCCCTGAATGCTGGGAAGAGGTACAGCCAGCTGAATTTGCTTACCTCCTGAAACTGCGTATGCTTCTGATACTTACTCCTAAAGCTATTTCATTGACTGATGTCAAACGCTTGTGGTGTCGTTACGTCCTTCGCCATCGTGGCCTGAAATCGAAACGGAAGGATTATTATCTGTTGGTGAACAGGTTGGCCAAGACATTGGACTGGCAGTGGAGGGTAGACGAAGAGACCAATACCATTTCCCTTACTTTTGATTCAACAGTTAATCTGATTCCTTCCTGGTCCGGCTTCTGGGGTCCTGCATCGCATGGGGCAGATTTGACTTTCGGTGAATTTCGTTTTGCCGTAATCATGATGAACGAATACACTCGTACACATGATGTGGCTTATCTTAATTCATTGTGTGCGATTTTATATCGGCGCAAAAAAGACGGTAAACGTGTACCGTTTTCTTCGTCGAAATTGGGCAGGGCTGCAAAGGATATTGTTGGGATGCCTGACTACTTAAAATGGGGTGTGTATTGCTGGATGGCCAGCTTTTGCGAATTCCTGTTCAATGGTACGTTTATCCTGGATGGCTGTGAAGTCTGTTTTGCTTCCATCTTTACTTCGTCTGGGAAGGATAACACGCCGGAACAGTCGCTCGGTATGAACTCTATACTGTTCTCTGTAGCGGAATCGGGTGTATTCGGCGGTATTGAAGAGGTCGACAATACCCAGTTATTGCGGGTATTGCTCAAGTTATTGGATGATAAACAAAAAGCAGATGCTATTTTAAAATCAGCTAAAAACCATGATATTCAATCTTAATAATAAGGGCGCAGCTGAATTGCGCCGGATGACCGGCAACTATTATGCCGGTAACGATTTTTCGGCCATAGAAATGGACATTGAAGATGCTACGGATGAATTAATCCAGGTGATTGGCCGGGCTGTATACGACAAGGCCGAAAATGCTTATCTGAAAGGTGATGGTAACGACCAGGTGCGTTTGGTTCAGCTGGTGCAGCGGCCTATTGCATTATTGGCCACACTGCATTACTTCCAGCGTAACGATGTCAGTCATGAAGACAGTGGCCGCAAGGTGAAGCTGTCTTCCGACGGTACCGACAAAATCCCCTGGGAGTGGCAGCTGGACCGTGATGACAGTATCCACCTGCAGGCGTATTACAGTGCGGTGGAGCAATTGATTCGCTGGCTGAATGAATCAAAGGATGCAGATTGGCAGAAGTCTGATGCGTATCGTAATGCGGCTGGCCTGCTGATTCGTTCCGGACGTGAGTTTGATTCCTATTTCCCTATTTCACAGTCCGAACGGATGTATATTCTTTTGCTTCCCTTCCTTCGTGAGGTACAGATTGCCACCGTGGCGCCTTCCTATGGTGAAGGGTTTGAAACGCTTTTGGAATCGGCCCCATCTGATGTAAGGTATGCGGCATCTAAGGCATTGGCCTTGCTTACTATGTCGGTGGCATTGCGGAGAATGCCCCTTCAGCTTATCCCTTATTCGGTTGTGCAGGGATTCAATGCGGCAAACGGGATGGCCGATTCACAGCCAGCATCGCTGGCCGATACCCAGCGGATGGCCGCCATGCTCGAGGCTGATGCGGCCGACTGGCTGGAGCGCATGAGACAGTTACGTGACGGTACTTCAGGTGAAGACATTCCCCTGCTACCATCTAATTCTAAAACTAATAAGTATTTCAGAGTATGAATGTGATTCAAAGACCGGGCGCTGTCGAGCTGGCTGCCGACATGCCCGATTACATCATTGATACGGATTCTACTATCACATTTGCGGTGCAATTCAACGGGCAGACGATACTGTCTGAAGAGTATGTGCCGGATGCGGCATACCAGGTACGTGTGCGTAAGCTGGGCCGTTTCTGTGCAAAAGCTTTGTGGGGTTTGTGGCCGACAGGTAGAACTCTTTTTCAACAGAAACTATCAGGAACTTTCAGTTTCCTGATTAATGGAGTTAAGGATGCTGATTCCTATGTGCTGTTTTCTCGTTTTGCTTCGAAAAAAACGGCAGATTCTCCGGGCGTTCTTTCTACAATTCAGGATAAAATATCACGCCCTGGTAGTTATGAATATGTAAGTTTCTTCCTTTCATCTGGTCAGAAAATTGACGTAACTATTTCAGATGTGAATGGGGAAGTGAGTTCTGGTACACTTTACACACACGCTGGTGAAAGGGGTATATGCACGCTTGATTCTTCATATTCACGTATTCAGGAACTATTCCCAGGTAAGGAATTTTATTCATATTCGGTTGGCAATATGACATTCCACGTAGACCGTACATCTTACACCGAGAAGTTCGTTTTCCGTTTCCTGAATATGTTTGATGTGCCGGAGACGGTATGTGCGGTTGGCTCCATGGTGTTGAAGGGTTCAGATGACAGTGAAACGGGCTACATGTGGGGTATCGAGCGTAAGTTTGTGGTAAACCCATCAGATGAATATACGGTAAATTCTGGTGCAATATTACTTCAGGCGGATTACAAGTTATGGCATGATTTCGTTGGTGCGCAACAGGTGCAGATTTTGGTGGATGGCACCTGGTATGATATTGTGATTACGGCTAATAATTTCGAACGTGATTTCCGGAAAAATGTGCTGAAGACGGTGGAGTTCTCTTTCCGCTTCGCTGATCCGGACAACAACAGAGTATTATGATAGATATTAAAGCTTTTCGTGAATATATCAGCGAGCTGGTATATGAAACCAATCAGGAGTTGGAAAATAAGATAGAACACATCGTACTTTCGGTGAACGAGTCGCACATGACCAAAAAGTTGCAAAATAAATCCGGTGTATGTTTGTGTGTAAGTTATCCGGATGCGCAGGCGGTCGGTGAATCCGATAATGCGAAAGATTCCCAGCAGGCTTTCATCTTCGTATGCCAGCGTGTTTCCCCTGGACAGTTGGATGAGGAAGGTGAGTTGGCACTTTATAGTGAACTTCAGCATATCATGCTTGTTTTTCGTGATTTCTTGCGCGGAGCGGAGAGTGATTGTGTTGATATTATTCCTGAAGAATCATATAAGATTGAATGGGAGTATCAGATATTCGGAGGGTTGAACGGGCTTTCCATGGGACTTAAATTCACAAACTATGACTAATTTATACATAGATGGTATTGCGGTTGTGCTGCCTTCAGAGTTTTCCATTACAGTAAAGCAGGAAAATGCGTTCTTCACCAAAAACGGCGAATATACGTATGACATTGAACTGTCTCTTCTTGTTCCGGAGAATGCAAAGCTGTACGGTTTTTTGAACCGACTTAACATTACCGACCGTCCGGCAACTAAAAGAAAGGCCGTACTGGTGGCCGACAACAGGGTGTATCTGAACGGTACGGAGATTATCACCGGATGGACAGATACCAAAGTCAGCATTCAGTTGGTGTCTGGTAATTCCGAGTTAAATTATTTTGTTGGTTCCGATGAACTGATTTCTACGTTGGCGATGAAAGAGACAAACCCGGTGGTGAACGGTTCTGTCTCTACTGATTATGTCAAAAAAACATACCCTGATGTAGATTATAACCTGATGATGACATACGACAGCCTGCATCAGGTGGATAAAAATATATGGCTGTACAGACTCTACAATAACGATATTAATAATCCTTATGCCGGATACATCGTGCAAAAGGAGAACATTCAGCCTTATGATTATATCCCGCAGCCTTATCTGTGCGCATACATGCGTGAACTGCTGAAGGCTTTGGGATATACACTTGAATATAATGCCATAGAGGATACTCCATATAAGAGTGTTTATATTGTACATGTATGCGAAACATACAAATGGAATGAAATGTTACCTGGGTGGACGGCTAAGGATTTCCTGCAGAATATAGAAACCATGTTTAACGGCTCTTTTTTGATAGACCATCGTACCAAAAAAGTCTCATTTCTTCTTAACGTATCTTATCTTCCTAAGGTTCGTAATGTGCACTTGCAGAATGTAGTTGATGCTTACACGGTCGAGGTAGAAGAAGAGGAAGAGTCGGATGCGGTTAATTCTACGATAAAATATAAGTTACCATCTTCCGAGTATTATAAAATGCGATGCCTTCCGGATGTGGTGAAAGAAGCAGCTAAGCATAAAGTAATAGATGAAGGCTTGTTCGCATTTTTTGGGAAACCGGAAAATCAGGTGACGGACACGATTTTTGATTATCAGTCAGTGAATCGGAAGATTATCTATTTAGAGGGTAGTGGTATCATGTCTAACCTGGAAATGGTGGATGAACTTGCATCATTGGTGCGCGAAAATGCGGAGTCTGAATTGGAGTTGGAATTTGTTCCTGCTGAATTGACTGAACGGGCCTTTTACATGGAAGGTATTGAACCGAGTGAATTTTATTTTGGTCAATATTACATTCCGAGCGTATCAGTATCAGATGATGAACCGGATGAAACCACTTACGATTCGATTCACAACATGGTGAATAATCTTTCCGAAAAAAAAGAAAGCAAGTCTAATATTTTCCTGGCCTTTTTTAGAGGACTTAATCCTGTTCAAATAGGTGTGATGCCTGCTAACTCATATCCGTTGGCATTTATTGACCGATTTTTCCCTACAACAAGCTGGCCGGCTACGCTCCCCTCTGATTATCCGACATTCAACCTTGTTGAAATGGAGAAGTATTTCTACAGCAATGCGTATAAGATAGACCGGAAAAACGCGATAAAGATAACTTGCTATGATAGCAATTTATATCCGGCCAGTTCTGTATTCGAGATATTCAACCGACGTTATTTGGCAAAGGAAATAGAATACACCATAGGGCCGAACGGTCGAACTCAAGCCTGGACTGGAACGTTTTATCCTGCTTCAATTTCTGATACAGAAGTCCAGCAAAGATGGATTCTGTCAGATGGGAAATGGCGTGACGGCGGCGTTTGGCTGGATAATGGCCGATGGCTGGATAGTTGAGTTGATGATTAACACAAACACAATAACACGATATGAGCTTGAAAATTGATAGGGTGCAGCTGGAGATTGTGATACAGCAAGACCAGGCACGGCAGAAAATGATTGAACTGGAGGAGAGAATGCGGTCGGCCAACCGTGAACTCCAGAAGACAAAAAAACAATTCGGTGAAACTTCGGAAGAATATAAGCAGCAGGCTAATGTTCTCAAGCAGCTGCAACAGGAATACGATAACCTCTATGAAGAAATTGGGCTGACCAACTTGTCGTTGCGTGATTTGGGCAAAAGACAGAAGGATTTAAACGCAATTCTTCGCCAGCTGAATCCCAACACGGAACTGTACAAACAGTATTCCGAGCAGCTGAAGGAAGTCAATAACCGGATAAAGGAACTTCGTGGTACGGCAAATGAGACTCGTTTCAGCCTGTCTAAACTGACCGATGGTTTCAATAAATACGGAGCCATAGCGGCCAGCGCGATTGCCGGATTAACTGGTATCACGCTGACCATGCGCAGCTGTGTGAATGAATACGCCGAAATGGAGGAAGCACAGTCGCAGGTTATTAAATATACCGGGCTGACTAAAGATGAAGTGAAAGAGCTGAACGAGGAGTTCAAGCAGATGGATACCCGTACGGCCCGTACACGGCTGAACGAGCTGGCAGGGGATGCCGGGAAACTGGGTATCTCTACCAAGGAAGGAGTGAAGGAATTCGTCGAAGCGGCCGACATGATTAATGTTGCCTTGGGTAAAGACTTAGGTAAAGAGGCTATAAACTCCATAGGGAAATTAGCTAATATGTTCGGCACAGATGACCGCTCGCTGAAAGAGAATATGCTGGCTGTCGGATCTGCAGTCAATTCTGTAGCACAGAATTCTTCAGCTGCAGAACCGTACCTGGTTGAATTTACCGCCCGTATGGGTGGTGTCGGTAAACAGGCTAACATGGCAATTACCGACATCATGGGATTTGCTTCGGCTCTTGACCAGAATATGCTTCGCTCGGAAATGGCTTCTACGGCACTTTCCGGATTGATTCTTAAACTGTATCAGGAACCGTCCAAATACGCCCAGTTGGCCGGACTGCAGGTGGAAGAGTTTACCAAGCTGATGAGTGAGGACGTGAATGAAGCGGTACTTACCTTCCTGGAAGCACTGAACCGTATGGGCGGTATGGATAAGATGGCCCCGGTTCTTGACAAGATGAGCCTTTCCGGAGCGGAAGCCGCCAGCGTGATTTCAGCCCTTGCCGGAAATGTGGAAAAGGTACGTAAGGAACAGCTGGGAGCCAACCAGGCATTCGTGGAAGGAACTTCTGTCGTGAACGAGTTCAGCGTACAGAACTCCACCGTGCAGGCAGAATTAGACAAAGCAAAAAAACGCTTTGCCGACATTCGCGTAGAGTTGGGTGAGCAGCTGCTCCCCGTCATGAAGTACATGGTATCAACGGGTTCCCTTACAGTGAAAGGGTTGAGTGCGGTCGTTTCTGTTCTGATGGAAAACAAACGTGTAATAGTGACTGTTACTTCCGCCATCGCGGCCTATGTACTGGTAGTGAATGGTGCGACATTAGCCAAAAAGGGATATACCGTAGCCACAAAAGCGGCTACCATGGCAACCAATCTTTTCAGCAAGGCCACAAAAGCAAGCCCTTGGGGACTTGTCATTTCTGGTGTCACAGCTGCAATTACATATTTTTCCATGTTCCGTGATGAGACGGACAAAAATACGGAGTCGCAAAAAAAATTGAACGATGCTTTACAGCAGAATGCAGATGAGATGAATTCTTTGCGCTCGGTTCAGGATAGGGCTAAAAATATGGATACGCTTAATAAGCGTCAGCTTAGTCAGTTGAGGGAAGACGCTCAATCTGAAGTACAGATTATTGAAGATAAGTTGTCCGCAGAAACAATAGCATATCGTAAATATTATGATGAGCAGAAAAAGATTATCGAATCGAGAACTGACATAAACCAGGCTCAAAAGGCAGCACTTATACGCGCTTTAGATAATGATACAGATGAAAAAGCCGCCGAACTGGCTAAATTACTTGACCAGAAAAATCAGCTGATAGCAATTATTAATAAAATACCTAAAGGTAAGGACATCTTTACAGAACCGATATTAAATGATACGGACGATAAGGTAGGTAAGGCTAAAAAAGAATATGAGCAACAGCTGAAGGACCTTCGCAGCCAGCACGCTCTGGGATTGGTTGAAGAAGAAGACTACCAGAAGAAGTTGTATGACCTGGAGATTAAATACCTTAGCAAGAAGCGTGAATTATATGCTGAAGCTAAGATGGACGCTTCTTTGATTGACCAGCAGATTCTATCTGCTATGACTTTTGAGGCGAACAGACTGTATGCGAATAAACTGGCTAACCAGCAGCCAGTGAAGCCTCAGGAGCGTCAGATGGAAATCATTGAGGAGGAAGACCCGGTTGAAGATACCTACGCTCTTGACAAATATAAACAGAGCCTTGATGGCCAGCTGGCTCTTCTTGAAGCATTCCATGATGCAGGTATTATCTCCGAGATGGAATACCAGGATAGGTTATCGGAGATAAACAAGCAGAAGGAAGAAGAACGCGCTCAGGTTCGTAAGGCTGCACTGGACACATTCAACCAGTTGGCTGGTTCCATGTCCCAGCTGATGAACGCCATGCAGGATAGCGAGATTTCTAAGATTGAAAAACGTTATGACGCGCAGATTAAGGCAGCCCAGAAAGAAGGTAAGGATACGACCGAGCTGGAGGAACAGAAAGAAGAGGCGATTTTAGCTGTAAAACGAAAATATGCCGATAAACAGTTTGCCCTTCAGGTATTGCAAGTCACAGCAAGTACGGCTGTGTCTGCAATGGAAGCCTATAAAGCGATGGCGGGTATTCCTGTAGTTGGACCTGCTTTAGGAGCAGCTGCAGCAGCTGCAGCAGTAATAGCTGGTATGGCTCAGATTGCCGTGGCCAAGCAGCAGGCTGATGAAGCTAAAGGACTTTACACCGGTGGTTATTCTGATGACTACGTTCAGGGTTATACGGCTAAAGGCGATTCGCATGATGTGGCCGGAGTTATCCCGGTCCACAAGAATGAATTCGTGACCAATCATGAAGGCGTGGCCAACCCGCACGTAAAACAGTTCCTGGATGTGTTTGACATAGCGCAGAAAAATGGAACAATCGGTATGCTGAATACGACACAGATACTCCAGCAGGTTCGTGTCCGGAGCGGGCGTTATTCGGGCGGATATACAGATGATACGACTAACCCTATTCCGGTGGATAATGGGGGATTTTCTTCTTCTTCTGAGATTCTGGCTTGGATTAAGATTATAGCGAAAGAACTTCAGAAATCCAACATACATCTGTCGGCCATCGCTGCAAAAGACCTGACGGTTAACGTCCGTTCCGTTAGGGATGGAATTAAAAGGCTGGAGATGCTCGAGAAAAATGCCAGCCGTTGATGTCCTTTTTTATCGGGCGGTTTTCGAGTAATTTTGCAATAACACAAACACAGATATATATGCAAAATAAAAAAATGACAATACAGCTTGCCATGGCCGCGTTCCTTACGGTTAGCGGCATGGTAATGCTGATAATGGGTTTATGGACACCTCCGGTCGGTGAGATACACAGTTCTGTATTAATAGCCTATGGAGAGGTGAGTACATTCGCCGGCAGCTTGTTTGGCATTGATTACACTTATCGGTATAAACTTAAAAAGAATATTAACGATGGACAAAACAACCCTTAAAAAGATTATGCCATTTGCGACAGATGCCAATATAGACAAGTTCTTGCCGCATCTGAACAATACGATGGCCACATTTGAAATTGATACTCCGATGCGTCAGGCGCATTTCCTTGCTCAAATCGCGCATGAAAGTGGTTCACTTCGTTATGTCCGTGAAATTGCTTCCGGAGAAGCATACGAAGGCCGGCAAGATTTGGGAAACGTGATGCCAGATGATGGCCCTCGATTCAAAGGGCGTGGCCTTATTCAGCTTACTGGCCGTACGAATTATAAACTGTTCGACGAATATACCAACCATGAGTATGATCTGTTGCACCACCCTGAACGGGTAGAGCAGCCAGACCTCGCTTCTCTGGTGTCCGGATGGTTCTGGCACCGCAATAAGCTGAATGAACTGGCCGACCGTGACCAGCTGATGAAAATCACGAAAAAAATTAACGGTGGATACAATGGCTTGGAAGACCGTGGTGAACATTTAACTCGAGCTAAGGCGGCACTTATTACATCATGAAAAAGATTGACTCAAGTAATATCTTATTTGTCATTTGCACTGGTTTTGTTTTGTTGGTTATGTTAGGGTTGATACTCCAGTCGTGCCGGACGGCACGGCTGGATGAATCAATTCAGAATGTAACTGACATTAAGACTGAGAATAAGGCTTTCGCTTTAGATGATCAAGTGTCGTTATCTGGGTTATCACAAACATGGCGTGATAATTACCGTATCGTGATACGAGATTATCAGGTAGTGAATGACTCTTCTGGTCACCCTTTACCTGTACTAAGTAAAGAAACAGAATTGGTTCACGATAAGTCTTACAATCGCGATAGTACATCGCAGACTCGAGCTCAAAATCTTTCAGTTGATAGTACTTCAACAGAATCTTCCTCAGAACATAAGAATACTAAATCTGTTGATAAACAGCCTTATGTTAGTCCCTTGTTTTGCTGGCTATTTATTCCTCTTGTTTTACTCATAATTTTCTTTTATAAATCCAAATTCAAATAGTTCTTTTTGGCTGCTTGCCTGTGAAGGCCGGCAGTTTTTTTTATGTCCTTTTTCCCGGGAGGTATATAGAGTACTTTTGCTTCATGAAAATATATGAAGCAATTAAGGAGATGCACGAACTGACTAGGGCTGGGAAAAGTTTTTCCTTCAGCTTTATGTCTTATTCATACGACAGGGATAAATCACATGGGCCTGTCACGGTTCTTCATGCTCAGCTCCTTCCTGGTAATCGGACTGACCATAATCGCTATTCTGATTATATGCTTCGGTACCGCGATATGGATACGTATGAAGAAAAAAGCTGCTGGCAGCCACTTCTTATGGAGTTTAACGGACAAGAATTAGAATTCTCATGACATACAAATACACGACACAGACACAATATTTTATTCCAGAGTTCGAAGTTGATTTTGAAAATATCATTCCATGGAATGGCCAGAATGATACCGGGCGTGATGTGCGTTTAAAGTGGGAGCGTAACTTTGGTCACATTGCTAATAATTTTAAAACGCTGGAAGAAGAGCTGAGAAAGTTGTTGCGTAAGGACCGCAATGACAAGACGGAATTTCTTCTTGAGATACTTGGTGGTATAATTGCACCATTTATTGAATCTCCGGATTTTGTCACTGGCCCAATGGGGGCAGGTTTTACCCTCAAGAAAAATGAAGACGGTTCTTCGTATTGTGAAGTTGATAAGTTTCTTGTGCGAAAAAAAGCGATTTTCCAGATTCTTGAGATTTTGAAAACAGAACTTGGTGGGGCATCATTTTTATTCAATGCTTCTGGCGCACGGGCTACTATCATAAATGTAGAACAGTTAGATCAGGAAGCATACTTCCTTGACGGAGATAAAGGATATTTCTTCAATGGTGATGAAGTTTATTTTCCTGATGTATATCGTTGTTACTTCTCTACAGATGATGGTGATACGGCCGTAGAAAACCTATTTAAAGTGGGTGATTTTGTGCGTTCACAGACTTTTAACATAAAATCTGGAGTGCATGAGGGCATAAGTAATCATTACTGGTGGCGTAAAGTGGTCGGAATAGGTGATAATTACATAGACTTATCTTCTGTAGACTATGATAATGATAGCGATATTCCGCAAGCAGGAGATGTAATTGTGCAACTTGGTAATGATAAAGACCCCGACAGGCAAAGTGCAATTGTACTTTCTGCATGTGGAGACGGAGCACCTTATTTGACATTCTACCAAGGAATCAATTCTTATTCTTTGTCAGGAAAAGAAATCTATACAGTGTATTATGATTCTGTAGCAAAGGAATTAGTATTGCGAGTTGGACGTAAAGGAGAAAAAGGGTATTTGCGATATTCTTCTTCCAAGGGACTTATCGTAGAAGGTTCTATTGAAGTGCTTGGTGGTAGCGGTATGTCAAGTTTTGATGATGCACTTGACTTTGTAGAACAGGTGAACGACCGCATGTCACAATATCTGGGGTATGACGGATTGGAGAGTCTTGTAAGTGAAGCTCTTGCCGGTAGGACTATAATAAAAGGCGGGGTTATCAATACCTCCTTGATTAATGTTAACAGTCTGTTTGCTGGAGATATATATGCCGGAAACGCTACCATATCTGAAGGTACATTCAAAAAGATTAATGTTGAAGAAGCTACTATATCCAATTCCACATTGACTGAAGTTAATGTAACCGGTACAATTAACGCAAATGCCGGATACATCGGTGGATTTAAAATTGAGAACAGTAGGCTATCGTACAATTATTCTGGTAATAATAAAACATCTCCGTCCATTATTATAAATGTTGATACAAACGAATCGTTCCGAATAAATGAAAATCCTACTTCGAACGGCCCATTTATGCAAGTACGGTCACGAAAGAGACAAGCTATAAACATATTTACCGGTGGTGGCTATTCTGATGATCCTTCAGCAATATACGTTGTATGTAATGCATCGGGCTATGGAAAGGCCATAGAAAGTTACGGTAATGTAAAGATGACCGCCCGTAGTGGAGAGAACATCAACATAAACGGACTTGCTTTGAATGTCAGAACGGTATCATCATCTACAACATTAACTAGTGGAGATGATATAATAATTTCCACTACTGACAGCAACATAACACTTAACCTTCCACGTAGTGGACATACAGGTAAAATTATATGGATAAGAAAATCTGGACTTGGAAACATTACTGTGTCAGGCAATGGCCTACAGATAAAAGGAAGCAATGAATTCGGAAGTGGCGGATGGCATGATAGCGTACAGGTCGCAAACGGTCAGCTATGGATGTTCATCTGTACCGGAGGGGTATGGTTCGCAAATTGTCTTACTTAATAAAAAAATAATATGGGAAAAGGGATAATTAATTATGATGCAGAAGAAACAAATAGATTACTTGCATTCATAAAAGAGATACTAGATGGAGGAGGTATTAACCTTGACGCACCAAAAGATGGTAATATCTATGGACAGAAAGATGGAGAATGGGCAAAAGCTCAGGAACAACTTGAGAGCGGTAAAAATATTAAGACTCTTAACGGAGTTTCTGTATTGGGAGAAGGAAATATTGATGTAGCACCCACAATCGGGGAAAACGGAAACTGGTACATTAATGGTTTAGATACCGGGAAACCTGCTAAAGGTAAAGACGGAGCGGATGGTGTTAGTTTGGGTGAAATAGCTTTAGTCCAGGAAACAGGCACAGGTAGTGGTTCTGAAAATAAAGTTATGTCCCAGGCTGCAGTTACAAAAGGGTTTAATGGGATAGACGAAAAAATCAATAATAGAACTACGGAATACAATGTGTCGGTTAATCATCCGACATCCGGTACCGATGGAACCAACCGCTATGACCTTGCAGGGGCTATTGCGCAAGTTCCGGCAGAACTTAGGACAGCCGGACTTACCGTTAGCTTCCTGAATGAGTCCGGAGATATAGAGAAATGGGAATTCGGCGGAGGTTCC